AGATACTGCTTTTATAAATCTTTCCACAAACTCTTCACTGTGGTTCCAACCTTTTGAGCGGGGGCGCTTACCATTTTCTTTTGCTTCTTTTAGTTCTTCAAGCATCTCACGATATTCTGTTGATACAGGAACATCTTGATAAGACTTTAAATAAACTATTCTTCCTATTGTTTGCCGCACTATTCCATATTCTTTCGCTAATGCCGAAACTCTTGCACCATCAAAAAACTGTTGCCTCATTTGCTTTACTTGCTCTATGGTTAGGGAACCGCTGACCCTGCCGAGTTTTTTTCTAACTCTGGACATTTTCTTTATACTTTCTTCTGTATGTTTATACCCCAGCATATTAGTTGTTGGGGTTTCTACCAAGTTAAATCCATCGTTAAAAGAGTTGTAGATTTTTATTTGTTTTTCTTCCTCTATCAATAGCATTTCAGGCTCACACTCAACAACAATAGAGAAAGAAAAACTTTCTTCACCATATTTCGTAAATGCGTGCTGTAAGTATTGATTTCGGTGCTTACCTCTTCGTAGTGACGATAAATGCTCCCTCCATCTTTTAACAATATTAACGCTACTACCAATATAAACTTTATTATTGACTTTACAAGTTATAGAATAAATACCAGATTTTATTTGTTTCATTAGGAAACTCCCTTATATACTAAATAGTATGGAACATTCCCTAATGCCCGGTATAAATAAAATAAAGTTCTACCAGTTATGCTCTTTATACGCCGCGATTGTTACAGGATAAAGATCCTCCAAAATCTCCAACATTGCCTCCGCGACCTTTCTGATTTCCCATTGAGCCCCTTCGTGAGACCTTAAAGAAATAAACTTTAACGCATTCAAAACAGAACAGGTGCCGTAGTATTCAGTGTAAAGGTTCTGTGGTAAAACTCCACGAGCCTGCTCTCGACAGACACCTCTTGCCATCAATTGGTGATATAGCCCTAGACTCTTCTCGTGGTGCGCTATCACACTTTCAGAGGCGGTAATACCAAACTCAGAATCGCTTAAATCTGGATATAAGACTGGATCGATTGAGTCGGCGTTTGATGCTTGTCGGTTTGTTTTATGTTGTGTTCTAAACACCTTCGGCTCATAGAACTGAATATTCACATCTGTGTATCTTCTTGAAATCTCGTTATAAGACCAAGTGCGATGACGATGATGTTGTGAACGAACATAAAGTGGGACGACAAACTTAAATGTAGCGCCGCAATGTTCCAGAGTTGAAGTATGGCGATGCTTGATAAGATAGTTGATTAACTTTTTATCTCGTTCGTCAAGTTCTTCTTTATGCTTCCCGAAGGACACTCGGGCACTATTCACGACGGATTTATCTGATCCATAACTCTCAATAAGTTGAACCTTTCCAATACCGTCGCCATATAAATAAATCGTTTTGTTTTCGTCTTCGTGGTTCATTTATAATCCTTTATATGATTGCGTCAATGACGCCCAACTTTAGTGCCTCTTCGGCAGACATATACCAATCAACCTTGTTTTTGAGAACATCAGCCAACTTCTTCTTTGAGATGTTGGTTCTCTCCAAAGTAATCTCCTCAATCAACTTTTGAAGGCGCTTTGTCTCTTGTAGTTGCTCTTCCATATCCTGAACCTTACCATAGAACAACCCAGAGGAAACCTGATGGTAAAGCGGGGTTGATAGTCTGTAACCAAACCGCTTATGCCCTGAGATCAAAATCATAAAGCCACAAGACATAGCAGCACCAGTTACAATCGTATGGATTGGAGTTTCAGACTTCTCCATAACTCCAAGCAAACCAAAGCACTGATATACTGCGCCGCCGTAAGAGTCAATGTAAATCTGAATAGGCTTCGGTGTATACTCTAATCCGTGGATAGCATACACCTTCTTTAGTAGCGCATCATCGGCATTGATTTCAACAATGCTCTTTGTTAGCTTGTGCATTGACTCCTGTGTAACCTGATCAGGCAGATATAGAGAACGATCCTTTGGTAGTGGTAGTGATGACGACATTACTTACCTGTGCTTCCTAGGGCACCATCACCCCGGTTAGAGATGGTAATCGGATGCCAATCATAAATGTTGGGATCCTCAGACGCTACAAAGCGAGCGTGAACAACCGGAACAACAACAGCCTGTGCAATCTTGTCCCCGGGCTCGATAGTCTGCCAGTACTTACCAATGTTGTGAAGATTGACAAAAACCTCACCATCATAGCCAGAGTCCACAACACAAGCGCCAACCAGAAGCTGACGCTTTGCAGCCATACTAGATCGGTTCTTGATTTCCATCATATAACCATGAGGAATAGCAAACCGCAAACCAGTAGGCAGTAATTTGCTTTCGCCCGGATCAATTCGAAGGCCACGCACAGCAGCATCGTCTGGGCTAAATCGCAGATCCAAACCTGCATCTGACGGGTTTGACCTCGTAGGGGGGTGAACATTATCGTGAATCATATGGTACTGTAAAATCATTTTAAATCCTTTCTGGTGATTCTGAAAAGACAACATTAATATTTCTGTTGTCACTGAGAAATCGTCTGATGTATTGCTTCCAGGCTACCTCTGAACCCAACTTGAGCATGATAGCATTGTTGTCTGAAGAACGCAAGTTCCAAGCACCAGTTTGTCGAAGAATATCTACCTTGTTGATAATCACATCTGTGACACCATTGATATCTACTGCTTTCTTTAGGTCCCGAACATTAAGCCAGTTACACTGACGGGGACGGCCAGTGGTCGCACCAAACTCCTTTCCTAGGCTTTGTAGCAAATCAAATACTCTTCCTTCACCGTGAAAGTTCTTTGCTCCCACGTAAGTATCGTAAGCCTTCGTGATACCGTAAACCTTTCGGACAGCCTGCGGAGGGATGCCGTTTAGGAGCGCCCCAGCGGTCGTACAGTGGCTTGAAGTAACATAAGGGTAATCTCCCCAGTCAATGTCCAATCCAAAGCCTTGTGCGCCCTCACAGAGGATCACAGTGTCACCCTGCTGATTGTTGTGTAATTCTTCATAAAGGTCGATTATATATGGTGCTAGTTCGGGCACATCTTTGGCTAATAAGCCTTCTCTAGCGTATTTATCACGATAGGTCGGTCCAATGCCTCTTTTGGTTGTGCCAATTTTGGTATCTTTTCTGTCTTCTTCTAAGTGACAGTCTGTTGTGATATGAGCATTTGCAGCGATGAAGACTTTGTCTTCTGTGTCAATGCCCGCTTCATTAAGCTCCTTGAGTTCTGCAAAAAACGCTTCTGGGTTTAACACGCACCCTGAGCCTATAATTGACTTAACTCCATGTATAACGCCTACCGGTATTGAGTGTGTAACGATTTTGTTGCCATTGTGGTATATGGTGTGTCCTGCATTTGCTCCTCCGCAAAAACGAATCACATGAGTATAGTCTCCGTTTTTGACCAGATGGTAGGCAACTTTTCCTTTGGATTCATCCCCCATGGCCAGGCCGATGACCATATCCGCTGCTTTAATCATGTAAACTAAACCTTTCTACTAATAGTTGATACGATAAATTCTTTTTTTTACAATATGCCTCAGCATATTTCTTTTTGGCTTCAACTTGTTTTTGGTGTTCTTTATACCAATAACTGCTCTTGATCTCAACCAGAACTTTATTGTCCCCTTTTTCTACCTCAAAGTCAACCCTATATTTTCTTTTTTGTCCTTCAAAAACATAATCAATAGTTGGGCCGTTCAAAACCCTGTAATTATTGTTTTCGCAGTACTTGACAAACCTCTCTTCGTAGGAACCTTGTATATTGATTATATCACCAAATATTGTACTGTATTTTCTAGTCTTTGCGCGGCCGCCACCATTCATCGACGCCTTTTCAGCATACTCGTCTATATCCATAATTTGCTTGGTGCCATAACGATGAAGCATTGTCTCTTCTGCTTTTTGCCTATTGGTGTAATGTTCATCACCATATCTTTCTTTTTTTGTTTTTCTTATTTGAGCCTTAACGGACGCTATTTGTCCTATGTTTACGGCATTAGGATTACAATACTTCTCTCTTATCGTATCTATCGCCTTGTCCCTTATTGCCTTACTTTGAAGAGGGTGTTCAACTCCATAATTCAACAAACAGGTTGCCTTCTTTTTTTCTTTTGTCTCCGCTAGTTCTGATATATTACCTACTCCGTACTTGTCTAATAAAGTTTTTTTAGACTTCTCTTTAACTTTCTTTAGCTGGAATTGGTTTGTGACCCCGTGTTCTTCATATAACCTCTGAGAGCGACATTTGTGCGCGCAACTGGCAGAACATGTTTTTCTATATCCTATCTTCAAGCTGATAAATTTGGTGGACTCAGCGCACATCTTACATTGCCCGTCGCCCTCTTCTTTCAAGTACTCATCATAATAGTTTTTTAAACTTGTTGAGTGTGTTTTTTTTAAATGAGTCCCCAAGTAGTTCAGACCGCAGCTATAATTACAAATTAAGCAAGTTACTTTATACATTTTGTATTTTCTCCATTCATAAATAAATAGTTTTACAAAAAGTAAAAAGCCTTGCCTTCATCACCAAAAGACAAACCTACTATTATATCTGCTATCATTTTCTACTCCCAACATTTTCTTAGCTATCCTGATATACTCAGGGTTTATTTCATCCCAAAAGGCGCAGCTGCTTTTTAATTGATCGAACTGAGAATCCCCAAGTGGGATCATATTGTGGGCGACACATATAAGGACGATTCAAGTGGATCCTGTCCTTGCCCTCAACAATACCCCAACAACGGAAGCGTGTCAAGACGGAATTCGAATCAATAACTTCCACAATCCAATAAGGCTTTCCTCTTTTTGTTTTCTTGCGAATAATCTCGCGTGGAATAAACCATACAAGTCCCAACTCTGGATCGTAATCTGAAATCGCCGGAATGTAATACTCATCCAACTTTTGCCGAACCTCTGGCGTTACGACCAGAGACATAGGGAAAATACCTGTGATTGTTGTTAGATTCTCGATTTCTTCCTCTGGAGTGAAGTCCCCTTCATCTCTATACTTCTCAATGTTCTCATTGAACTTCTTGCGGTTGTAAACTCTATCTACTGCGACAGCAGACCAGAAATGCTTGCGACCAGTGAAGCGATCATCCATTAAACTATTCATCGCTCCCGACCGAACTAGCACATCAAGAGCCTTCTTGTTTAGTTTGCTGTAAACAATATCATCGTGGAATAAAAACTCTTCGATATTCGCAAACGGACGGTTATCAACAATCTGCTGGATTGCTGCGTCACCAAGTCCCTTTAGGCCCGCAAGAGGCTGAATAAGCTTGCGATCATCGTTTGGATCAATCTCCCACTCAAACGAAGAACGGTTTACGTCTGCCTTTTCGATAAAGAAGCCATTTGCCTTTGCAATATTGATTGCCTTTTCCTTTCGCTTCTCGGGCTCCTTGTCCAAGAAAGAAGCCATCCACTCAATCGGGTAATAGTTCCAAAGCCAAGCGCACTGGAAAGAAATCGCGGAATAAGAAATAGCGTGAGACTTGTTGAAGCCGTATCCGGAGAAATACTCAAATCGCTCCCACATACTTTCTGCTTCGTGCCTACGAATGCCCTTTTCAACACAACCCTCAATAAACTTGTCGTGGATTTTCATCTTTACTTCGTGACCCTTGCCGGTTCCCTTCTTGGTAAGAACCTTGCGAAGAAGGTTGCCTTCATCAAGAGATACGTCCTTACCCAACTTGTGAGCAAGTAAGGCAATCTGCTCCTGAAAGATAAGGAACCCGTAAGTTTCTTGCGTAACTTCCTTGATATGATCATTCATATAATCAATACCGTCTGCGTTCTCCTTAGCTTGAATGTATTGCTCGTGAACATTTGCCGATAGAGGCCCGGGACGATAAATGGAAGTAATGGCGGAAATATCAACCAAAGACTTTGGCTGTGCGTTTGCACAGAATTCCTGTGCTCGCCCCTCGGTAAACTGAAAAATACCGGCGAAGTTTCCTTTCTGGAAAACATTCTTATACACTTCCTGATCGTCAAAGTCAATAACGTCCGGGTGAAGATGCTTGTTGTAGAAATCCTGAACATCCTTGAACGTCGGCTCTGGATTATTGTAATGCCGAACAAGGATGTGACGGATTGCGTCTTCAATCATCCGAAGTGTGGAGAGCCCCAAAAGGTCAAACTTAATAAACCCAAGCGGCTCCAAATGACGAACGTTCTGACCTTCTGCCCACGGAGACTGCCGAACACCACCAGAACTAATAATCGGCATATGCTCGTTTAGATCGTCCGCAATCAAAACGCCACCAGCGTGGCGGGAACAACTCCTTACCTGACCTACAAGCGCCTCAACGTGCGTTTTGATGTGAGGGTGCTTTACAAGGAAGCCACGAAGAGAAGGAGAAAGTTCCATAACCTCTTCCCAAGTTGGAGTATAAACACCAGCCTTGATGCCGTGCCTTGCCTTTGCGGCAGGAGTAGCCTCAAAGATCATCTGAGATGTAACTTTATTTACCTCAATGAAAGGCACACCATAGAACTTTGAAATGTCCTTGATTAGAGACTTCAACTGTAGAGTGTTCCAGTTTGAGATTGGAATAACAGAGTTCTTGCCCCAATCCTCCATAAGACGCTCTTTTAGTTCCATTGGATTGCTCACATCATAGTCAATATCAGGCATATTGGTATCTTTTGGATTATTTAGAAATATACCCTCCAGCTCCTTCTTCTGTCCTGCTGGGACTGGGATTAGGTTTCTTTTAGCCACTGGCAAGTGTGTTATGTTAGTGATTTTCATTTACCATCCTTTGTAATATCTTTCTTCGTTGGTTCTTTACTGAACTAAATGTGCGATATGGGAATAGTGTCTCATAAATGTTTTGTGTCGTCAAGTTGTTTTCTAACGCCTCAACGAACTTTTGGTTTTTACACGCTCATTATCTCGTCGCCTACCTGTAGGTTTTTGGCGAGGGCATAAAAAACTTTATTATCTCGTTTAACTTTCACTTCCATATCCGGAGTGATAGTAATAGTCCTACCGCTATCAGTGTCCAGCTGGATGGCGGCAACCTCTTCCAGTGCTCTTCCATTGTCAGTAATGTAACCAGAGCCTGCGTCCTTTGTCATAAACCTCTCAAAAAGAAGACCATACTTGATAGGGTCAATCTGTGTGATCCCGAGAACATAAGCAACCAAAGAACCAGCAGCGGACCCACGACCGGGGCCAGTCAACTGAACTTCATTTGCCTTGTCGGAGATCGCTTTCATGGTCAAGAAATACTTGCTGAAACCACGGTCATCAATAACATCCAACTCCATCTTTAGACGGTCAGTGTATTCTTTGTTCTCGTGGAGCCCACGATTACGCAAACCTTCCAAAGCATAGTTTACAAGTGCCTCTGTAGCAGTATGCCCCGCAGGAACCACAAAGTCAGGAAGCTTTACAGTTGTATCAGGAACAAAGTCCTCAATCATCTTGAAAGCAATGTCGTGAGTTCGTGTGATTGAGTCCATTACCAACTGATCGTCATACTCTACGCCAGCGGTCTTTGAGTAATACTTGTAGGAATCCCACATTTGGTTTCCATTCTTAGGATAAATCTCATATCCAATCTCTTCAACACCAGCCGGAAGATCGGTATTCTCCATCCAATCAGGCTTGCCCTTACCAAGCCAACCAAGGCGCTTGTAAAGCTCTCGGTCCTTCCAAGCGTCCGGATTAGGATAATGAGAGTCGGCAGTTGAAATAAGTGGAATACCAAACTCGTGATGCATTTCAATAATGTACTGATTTAGCTCGTGCTGCTCTGGAATATTGTTCCATTGAAGCTCGCCGTGCCAACGATCCCCAAAGATCTTCACAAACTCTCTTGTGGTCTCGCGCATTGCCTCTCGGACAGCCTCGGGGCCTTCCTCGCGGTTTGCCCAGTAGTTGCCGGCATACGGACCACCCAAACAATTATGGACCAACAGTCCGTTGGCAAAAAAATTATGTGTGTCTTCGACTGTTATATCATAAGTGTCCTCAATCTCTTCTAATTCCTCTATTTCTTCGATCTCTACAAATTTATAATTATTCATTGTTCCACCAAAATTTCTTGTATTTGTTGTTTGATTGCTTCTTCGTTGTAGTTTATATCATATTCCCAAAGTGTTAGTACATTAAAACCCATTTGTTTCGCTATGTCAAGTTTATGTTGATCCTTTTTCCACACTTCTTCTGCTGGTTGGCCTAAAATTATATCGCTTGCTTTAAAAAATCTATTATCTCCGTGAAAATAAGTCCCATTAACCTCTATTATAAGATCTCCAATCAAAAAATCATAAATATACGATAAATTGCCAAATAACCTATTGTTTTCAGGTATTCTAATCTGTAACTGTTGCGAGTATGAAACACCTATTTCATCTAATATGGCGGCAATCTTGCATTCTACACTGGATAGGCGATTATTATCAGAGAACGACTTGCAGGCCGCTATTCCTCCAGAAGAGCAAATTTCTTTAATTTGCTTTGTCGCCTCATAGAGCGAAATACCCCGAGAAGTGTAGTATTCTTTACATAATGGGCTATCTTTTCGTTTAAACTTGGGATTACCCAGTGTTCCGTTCTTTTTTCGTTGTTCTATTGTTTTCATCTGGCCTTTTCTTGATTTTTCGGCATTAATCAAACTAATCTGCTCTAATGTATAATCTTTTGGGAACCTATATTGAAGTTTCCAGTTTTGAGGCATAGTGTTGTAATTCTTTAAATTACATGTAAGTCCCTGTGATTTAAAAATCGAACGAGTAGTTTGCAGTGTATTTAGCCAAAATAATCGTTCATCCTTGATAGCCTCCGGATAATCTCTTATAATCCAATCCCTTATCATACCAAAACTATGGTTATCTTCTAATTTTTGTTTTATTAATGCTTCATCAACATAAGTGCAAAGTATCATATATTTTTCTTGTTTAGATAAATTGTGGTATTTATGGGCCATTTTGGTTTCCTCTGTGAGGATTGGGGAAGTAAAGACCCCCCTCACAATAAATAGTATTCTCGGGGGGGTTTATACCTTATTTTAAAGACAAAATCTTAATGTTTTTGTGTTTTTTGAGGTCTCCGGCTTCCATCCACCCTTGATCTGTAAAAACCTTGTGATCTGGTGTGAGACGGACACTTTTGCCATCTTTGGTTTTGATACGAATAATTTTGGCTTTCTTTCTTGTTAAATCTCCCCATAGAACACGACGATACACTAATCGTTGTTCTTTTTCGCTATAAGAGAGCACAAAAAGTTCGTTGCCTTGTTTATAGTTTCTGACTACATCATCCAGTCTCATCTGTCCCATAGAAGTATCCAAGATACTATCACCAGTCAAACAAGCAGACGCAGCGATAATGCCTTCTGAATACTTGTCCAGCATCTTGTAATCAACACGCGGATAACGGTAATAGTTCTCTTCGTTGTAAGACTCGGAAATAAGCTTGAAAAGGTTGTTTAGTCCTGTTTGGTTTTGAGCCAAAAGAACCAAATGACGACGACGGTTTAGGATAGACTTGATAGCCTTCTTTGACTCTTTCTCATCCTCGACGGTAGCACCGGAAGTATCGCTCTTCGCAAGAGACTTTGCGAGTTTAGCGTCTTCCTTGATTCTATTGTATTCTCCTCTCCACTCCTCGATAGAAGGTAGGAAATAAGCTTCAACACCAAAGATAGGCTTGAAGTTCTTGCCTTCTGCCTTCATCTTCTTCCAATGAAGAAACTGATGTGAAAAACCATTCATATTTCCGTGGTCCGTCAGTGCGAGAGCTTCACAACCGTTTGAATAAGCCCAGTCCATATGTTCGTCTGGGTATCCTATTGCGTCAAAGATAGACCCCGCAACAGAATGCGCGTGAAGTCCAACAAAAGGTATCTTTTTATCCGTCATTAACTTTTCCTTTTCTGTACATTAGTGTTTTCGATGGTCGCTTCATGCGCTTGCCGAGCGGCGACCCTAGTAAAGTAGCATACCCATCCCAGGTAGTCAAGTCATAAAACTCTTCAATCTCTTGGTCGTTGTTTGTGGGTCCTCCACCAAACACATCTTCAAGATTGTATTTTAGAGACACCAACCGTTCTTCTGGCGGCAACTTCTCCCTTGGTATCGCCTCTCCGTTAGTAGATTTCCAAACCGAAGCATTTTTGGTTATTGTATGTTTTGCTCTGCGCCACTCTTCTGGTTCCATAACAAATGAGATAGGATACCCGTCTCTTACCGTTTTGCCTTTGTGAGAAAAGTAGAATGTTTTCTTTTTCTGAACTTTTGCCCGATGTTTTAGCAGTTCTTTTGGATCAAGCATCCCCAAAGGAAATGAAACATAATAAGCAGCCGGTGTTGTCCATCGCGAGAACATACGCATAATCCAAAAGCATGCATTAGCGCCATAGATCGCAGACCAAGCGTAGTTATCTACCCTATCTCTATGTTTCGGGTGAATAGGAACATAATAAATGGGAACTTCCAAATGATTGGGGCTGCCCCAGTTTTTGAACGCACCTTGCTCCACAGAACGCATATCTGTCGCATATTCGCCTATGCGATGGCGGATAAGTGGGGCAATATCGTCGTTTGCGACAATCCAAATAGAGTTACAGCCAACGTGAATACATTCAAAAATAGCCGACTCTAATGCGGTATAGTTTGGAGCAACAGGTATTAGTGATGAGTCCCATTCCATACCAAACTCGGAAGTCATTCCTGATACCGGGATGATCCCCGGTAGGTTTTCTTTGCTACGGGTCATATAGAACTATTCTATCATCCAAATCTTCTGTTGTCTCGAAATAAAAGTTTCTTTTGCTTATGTGTCGGTCGCTATGTTGTAGTTTTAGGTATTCTTTGTTGTTTCTCTTCAATCCCATTTGCCTTATCTTTCTTTCCAAAAGCAAACGCACGATTGTGTCGGAAAAATCAAAGTTTTTGATGTCCTCGGCATCAATAACACTTGTTGCCAAAAAGTCCTTGAACTCACCGGTCTTGTTTCTATCAACTCGGTTGGTTCTGATGGTTCTGAACTCTTTTACAAATGTGTCGTGGGGCTTGATCACAATATCGTGGCCAAGTTTGGAACCTACCGTAATATCAAAGGTATCCTTGACGGTGTAATCTTTGATAACCTGATCTACGCCATCAAAGTTACAGTTTTCAAGGTCAAAAATATGAAGGAAACCAAACTCAATCAAAATCTTGGTGTTTCCTTTTGTGATAATCTTCAATTTGTTGTCTTCCATTCCGATAGTTTGAATATCAAACGGAACAGGAAGTTTGGATTTCATTCCAAGTTCAAATATGCCGTTATACCAGTTGCTTTTTACATCTTCATAACGAAAGAAATGAACAAAAGGTCTTTGTTCATCATTGACGATTAGATGGTAGTTCTTTTTGTTCGCGAATGTAATCGCTTCTTCCCGCCAGCCAATCACAACATTGGGAAGTTTGATTTGTATAGGTGAAAGCCCAGTCATACTACTAATGTAGCATAACCGGGCTTACAAGTCAAGTGTTATTTTTAATTAGGCGCCTATCACGACAACCTTATAGCGCGGCATCTCCGTACCCTCGGGCCCGACGCCCTCCGGATCGTGCCAGTCTCCTCCGTAGGAAATTTCCTTGTAGATTTGATCATCATAGATCCGGATGTTTTTAACGTTCATGGTCCCAAACTCGTGGGAGAAGGCGACGGGTGTATCGCCTGGGATCTTTGATAATTCTTCTATCATTTTATCCACCGTCATAATGTTTGCCGGCAACTCGCCATCGGTTTCTGCTTCGCTAACGGCATCAATCTCTTCTTTGATGATCTGCTGTAATCTTGCTTTGGTGAGTTTCATTCTGTTATTTCCTACTGCGCATCATGCGCTGTAAATCTTGATCATTATGATATAGCTCTTTCTCATAATCTTTGCGGCCGAGCGACCAAGCGACAAGGGCGTCTAACCACCGGTGGCGCAGAGATCGTTGAAGCAGGCGCGAGCCGAGCCATGCTTGCGCTAACCTTCTTGTTAGGTCTTCATAAGGGCGGAACGCATCATCCATGTACTCTTCATCCGGCCTTTTCGTGCCGCCGTAGCCTTCAAGGCCCATCAAGGCGTCAAGGATTATCTTGCGTGCCTCTGCCTTATCTGCTTCGTCTGCGTTTGAAAACAGCGCGCTGGCCATAAGTTCATCAATCTTGGCTTCCGGATCTTGTTCCGTTGCGGCTGCGATCTCTTCTTTGATGATCTGTTGTAATCTTGCTTTGGTTAGTTTCATTTTACTGCTCCTTTGGTAATTTGTTGTGTATCCAACAACTTAAATAGTTATTTATTCTGATAAAATTCCAATTACGTGGTTTTCTTTAATGACTGTAAAGGTTTGCCCATTGTGTTCAATATCTCGGAGCATATGAGCCTCCACAACCAAACGAAGCTCAGCACCCCAGATCACATTATTTGAGGTTGTATGAGTCTGTAGTAGTTCTACCACCGCAAACGGCGATTCAACAGATCGGTAATCCTGTGGAAGTAGGATACCCACATCTTCGGTTTCATTGTCCTCTACTGTTTGAACGTAAAGGTAGTTATTTACTGGTACAAAGTTCATTTTATCTCCTATCCGCAGCGGGCCCAGCCACATGACTGGCACGTCTGACATCCCTCAATATAAACCAAACCATCTTCGCCACACTCGGGGCAAGTCTTCTCACTTGCTTCCTGACCATCAGGAATGTAGTTTTTGAGAATACGAGCAATACACTTGGAGAATGAGAACATATCAGAGTCCTTATCCTTCTGCAGCTGCTCAACAACATACTGAATATTTGCTCCGTGGCGCAAACCAAGTGAAATAATCCGCGTCAAAGCACTGTGGTTTGGATTATCAAAGGTCTTTACTAGATCCTTGACGATAACTATATCACCGTTTGTTCCAATGCGCAAGTCGTAAATGGAATTTACAGTCTTGCGGGGATTCTTGACAAGGACACCCTTTGTTTTACCTCTCGGAATCTCAATAAGGTTTGAAAGTCCTCCCATAACCTCATACGGCTTGCCATCTAGAAGACCAACCATAATAACCCACTTCTCGCCCTTAATGGTAGTGTGGTGGATGTTGCATTCCAACTCCAAAGGACGCTTGGGGGCACGGTGCTGTGGGAATATTTCTTCGTCCTTCTTATCGTTCTCGGTTAGAAGAACGCCAGTTCGGGAACCATCAACATATACAGTAATGCCTTTTAGACCCAACTCCCAGCCCTGTTGGTATAGTCTACCAACAACCTCTGGCTCTGTGCCCTTTGGAAGGTTGATTGTAGAACTGATAGAGTGATCAATAGACTTCTGGATTGCTGCCTGGATAGCGACACGCTGTGACCAATCAATAGAATCAGACTCAACAAAGAAATCAGGCAGTTGAGGTAGTTCTCTGTGATTGGTAAAGTTCTCGTTTATCCACTCCTGAACATTGTGGTGGAATACCTTATACTCCAACCAACGATCTCCCAGATCATCTACAAAGTCAGGCGTAACATCTGTCTCGTTGTGAGAAAGTTTACGACGACGAATGTAGTAGTTCTTGAATACGGGCTCCAAACCAGATGAAGTCTGCGACATAATAGAAACAGAACCAGTAGGCGCGTTTGTAAGAATAGAAATATTACGACGACCGTGTGCTTGGATTAGTTCTTGGATCTCACTTGGAAGACGCTGAATGAAAGCATTATCCTTTTCAGTCTCCCAATCAAATACAGGGAAAACGCCGCGCTCTTGCGCAAGGTAACAACTTTCAGTGTAAGCGGTGTCTCTAATAGTCTCGTAGATCTGCTCAATTAGAACCAGTGCCTCGTTTGAATCGTAAGCAAGATTCATTCGTGCAACAGCATCAGCAAGACCGTGAGTACCAAGACCAGTTCTGCGACCCTTGGCGGCAGCATTGTAAAGCTTGGTCCATAGTTCCTTCTCATCGTCTGAATCGGCAACAGCACGAATGTTCTCTAACTTCTCCAACTCCAACTCAACAAGGTTGTCGGAAAGACGCATACCTACGGATGCAATCAGCTTTAGTCTGTTGAAGTCAAAGCTAGCGTTCTCTGTGAAAGCATCCTGAACAAGATGCTTTAGATTTAAAGAAATAAGACGGCAAGAATCGTAAGCAGAAAGAGGGATCTCACCACAGGGATTAGTTGTCTTTGTTTGGAACTGCGGGTATGAGTGTGCTGGAAGGTTCTTTGTGATGTTGTCCCACATTAGAAGTCCCGGCTCTGCTGTCTTTGTAGCAGACTCAACAATATCGTTCCAAAGCTCTGTGGCATTCACAGTGCTAATGTGTGTTGGCGTCTCGGCATCTACAGGGAAACGAAGAGTAAACTCTCCTCCGTCCCTCACAGCCTCCATAAAGTCATCTGTAATCTTTACGGATACATTGGCTCCTGTAACCTTTGTAAGGTCGTGCTTCATTCTTACAAACTCACGAATGTCCGGGTGACGAACATCCATAGAAATCATAAGAGCACCACGACGACCGTTCTGTCCAATCATCCGACAAACATAAGAATAAAAGTCTGCGAAAGACCAAGCGCCAGTAGTAGTGCGAGCAGAGTTGTTAACGGGAGCACCCTCGGGACGCAAATCAGAAATATCAAGACCAACCCCACAACGACGCTTGAACAGATTAGCAATGTCCTTGCCAGCGTCCATAATGGATGAAATACTATCCTGTGGATTATCGACAACAACACAGTTAGAAAGCGATACATTAACATAATTATTTCCAATCCCCATCATAGGCGAACCCTGTGGAACAATGTATTTGAAGTTCTTTAAGTAAGAATAGATTTCTGATTCGGTAAGCTTGTTTCCACCAAACTTATCTTCCATCCGAGCAAACTCGGAAGCAATGCGACGATGCATATCATCGGGGGTCTTTTCAACATAGTTTCCTTTATTGTCGCGAAGACAATATTTCGTCATAAAAACGTTTGTAGCGAGTTCATCGCCATCAAAATAAGCTAATGTTGCTTCTCTTACCTGCTCTTCATTATACATTGTTAGTTTTCTCCTTTGTTTTTCTTGAAGTTCTTGTATTTCTCTACGAGTGATTGCTTTTGCTTTTTAGCATTCACTTCAACGTTTTCATCTTCCTCAGATGGTTGCAAAACCTTGATACTGACTGTGCTTGTATCCATAAAGATAGGGAATACAAGCCCATCAGGTCCATTTCTGTTCTTTGCTACAAAGACGCGACCAGAGTTCGCAACCTTATCATCCACAGTTCGGGAAACAGTGAAAATAAAGTCTGAAACGAAACATTTGTTGAACGCTTCTGAAATCGCCTCCATTGTAATAACTTCGGCATTCAAACCAGAACGGTTTGTCTGTGAAGCAGTCCAAATTGGACACTCCATTTCTGATGCGATGCCGCGAAGTTCTTCGTAAATAGTTTCTAGTTCGTTTCTCTTTTCTCTTTGTGAGCGAACCGGACGAAGAAGATCAGCATAATCAACAATAATCATATCAACATTGATATTGCGCATCTTCAACTTTTCAAGGTGTGTCTTAATAGTGTGAGTTGTCGCAGACTTTGTTGGATACTCTTTGACGATTAGGCGACCTTCAATGTCCTGAACCTCTTCGTAAATCTTCTCCTTGAAAGACATAAGATTGCCCAAAGGCACCTTTGTGAGACAAGAGTCGTAACGAGATCCAATAACCGTATCTTGAAGTTCCAGTGTGTAATGAACAACAGTCTTGCCTGCTTTGAGAGCCTGTGTTCCAAGGTGAACGAGCACCATTGACTTACCGGCACCAGTCGGAGCAATAACAACGCCAAGCTCCTTCTGTCCTAGTCCACCCTTACAAATGTTATCAATTAGATCCCAACCAGTTGAGATAGGGTTGCGGAACCGAGGCTTAAATCGCTCCTCAAAGTCCTTCTTCCAATCATAACCCTCATCGTTGTCCATACCAAGTTTCAGTGAGTCATTAATAACTTGTGAAATCTCATCATAAGACGAGTTCTGTAGAAGACCAATAGACTTGACCATCGCAGACTTGAGGTTCTGCTTTTTACAGAAATCAAGCGACGTATCCTTAATATACTCTACGTCTGTAAGATCCGCGATTTGTGAGCGCACATAAAACTCGCGTACTTGCTTTGCTGTTAGCTCGTTCTCTGCGTCCAAGTCGGAACGCAGGATAGTCTTCATAATATCGCGTGATGGGTGAACCCCATACTTCTCGCGATAAGAGAAAACCTTTGTTAGAAATAGTTTTAGGTAGTTTAGCTCCAAAAAGTTAATGTCAAGGACTTCTTCAATCTGGTCAGCGAACGCACGGTCATCTAGTATTACCATACAAAGCTTTTCTTGGAAGGACTTGCCATACCTTGAGAAGTTAACGTTTTCGTTTTTACCAATGATAGTTTGATTCATAGCCACATCTTACTCCGTCACCAGTGCTTTGTCAATGCAGATTTTGTTCATAGTTCCGTGCAAATCCTCCCAATTAAAGACACCAAACCCATCCTGATTCATCATACGAAGAATCTCGGTTTTGTTGTAGTCGTGCTCAAAGTTGTTTAGTGCGTAATGGACCTTTTCTTGACTCTGCAACGAGATGGCTGGCGCATACAGTTGCATAAGTTTATAGTTACTAATAACTATATCTTTGTGCTCTAAAACGTTAGAGAAAAACTTGGCTTTGGACTCTGTATTCTCGCAGAAATCGAAAACCTCGTGTAAAGTCACATCTTTATCTTCTCTCAGAAAATTAAGATTTTTTGCGATGGACTTGAGTCCGGCGCGAGGAACTCCCACAAGATTGTCGGAAGCATCACCAGCAATAGCCCGAGCAACAGCAAAGTTGCGAGGATGAATATCAAACTGCTCAACAATGTTCATCTTGTTGTGAACAACCTTCTGAGTCGGACGGAACAAGACAGTCTCATCATCACAAAGCTGAATGAAATCCTTGTCATTGGAAACAATAACCTTCTGCCATCCTTCGTAGTGTGGAAGGCGACTAACATAAGAGATTACATCGTCAGCTTCAATCTCGTCAAAGCGGAACTGAATAACAGGTAGTTCGTTTAGATATTCAATCAAACGAACCTGCTGCCATACCATATTCTCACGCTGCTGCTCGGGCGTAAGGTTGTTTGGACGGTTGACGCGGATAGGCTTGCGGCCCTCCTTGTAATTCTTGTTTTGCTGGCGGCGCTTACGGGAGCCTCCTGGCCCATCCCAAACGATTACAATACTGTCTGGGTTGATGTCCCGGCAAAGCTTCTGCAGAATGCTTAGAAAGCCCTTCAGACCACCAATAGGCTGTCCGTGGATCGAAATACTTGGATTTACAATGAACGCCCTAAAGTAAGCATTCAGAGCATCCACAATCATTACTCTTTTCATTTGTTATCCCCTAACGTAGAAAGCGACTGTGGAGTAAGAATACCCCACAGCCGCCGGTTTGTCAACCCTTTTTTACTTACTCTTCTTTATCTACGTCGTAGAAATCGCCTGCGTCTCCCTCGCGATTATCAAACTTCTTGATAATCTCCTCATCCATAATCTCAAATACTCGATTTCTAAATTTATCGTCCTCTAACTTATCTAACCAATGGGCTGACTGGAACTTCTCTTCTGTGCCGTCTGGATAAACCAATGAATACCAAGCACCTGCTTGCTTCAGGTTATCGGAGATCTTAATTGCCTGCAGCCAACTTTCTCTATCCTGCACACCGATGTCTTCTGAGCCCCAAAGAATCTTGAAAGCACAGTTTCTACCGGCAGTTCCAAATCGTGACTTCTCCAACTTAACTTTTACTTCTGAACCAATGCGGAAGCCACTATCATCTAAAATAAAGGCAGCTTTTGCCTTTCTTCCTGTTAGCCAAATGCGCAGGGAATAAACATAATGCATTGACTTACCACCCGGAGTGATGTAAGGCGTCGTCATAGCAATAATACGCGCATTTGGACCCTGTGGGATATTCGTCTTCAACTGATTGAGAACCAAAAACGCAGACTGTGTGTTTGCGATTGGAACCGTCAGCTTTGACATTCCCTTTGATAGAACACGAGCCTTGACAGCCATTGTAGAGTTCGGGTTGAAATCTCCCTCTACATCTGAAACAGTCGGGGTCAGAGCAAGCGAATCCCAAATGAATAGGGTTCGCTCTGCTCCTGAATCCAAAACTGCCTCAACAGTTTCAAGGACGTGCTCTACGCTCTGTGCCTGAACGTAAATAAGGTTTTCTAAATCACATCCCGTGCGCTGCAAAAAGCCCGGGTCAATAGCAGACTCAGAGTCCATATAAACAACATTCATACCCATCTTCTGTGCGTTCGCAGCAATCTGCGCAGCCATAAAAGACTTTCCTGTTGCTTCAAGGCCAGCAATCTCCGTAAACTTGCCGACTGGAATGCCAGCCAACTGTCCTCGGCAAATGATAGAATCAAGCCAGCGTGAGCCAGTTGGAATCCACTCCTTTACCTCGGTAGGGTTTGCTTGATTTAGATTGTGGGCACACTCCACTCCTGAAGTCTTGTTAATGAGACTTCGTAGACCGTCAATCGAAATCTTGCCAGCCTTTGATTTACTCTTCGCCATCTTTATCCCTTTCTTCTAACATGTATCTTTTATACATTTCCTCAGCAAAATCTTTATGTAATGCTGAAAGACTTTCCTCAATCTCGCTGATCTGTCGCAGTAACCCTGACAGATACCACCATATTAAACAACCCGACAGAATTACGGCGACAATGATCATTGCATCACTCCGCGCTATCGTCGTCGTCGCCTGCCGAATCATCATCATCGGCAGCTGAATCGTCGTCGTCGGTGACGGACGAATCATCGTCATCAGCTACAGATGAGTCATCATCATCGACCTCTGCACTTGGACAGCCACCTAATACTACCGTGCTGATAACAAAAAGGCAAGCCAAAAATGTTACAAAAGTAGCAATACTTACACGCTTGAACATACTATTTTCCTTTCTAGTTTAGTGTTAGAGTTCCGTTAGGGGTCTCGACAGAAACCTCAAAAGCGGAAACAAAAGTGTCGGCATCAAAATACTGAAAACGACCGGTGGTGGCAGCATCAGCGTTGAAGATATCGCTAATACGAACCTGAACCTCAGTAGAGATATCACAGCGACCACGCTTGTAATCATACTGCTCGGTTGAATACTCTAGAGAATACTCACCATCGTAAATGGTCTCAGCAAGACGCTCGGTAATGTACTCCTCAAAATAATCCTCTCCGCGCTCGTAATCATCAAGCTCTCCATTGTCGCGTAGATTATTAAGAATATCGTCGCCAACGCTTGGAGTGCCCCAGCCGCCATATACAGGAATGCCAGAAGCAAGCAAACTTGCAAGCAAGCCAGCAGTTGCAGTCTCGTGAACCGAGTCCGTAACATACCCATCATTGATGTGCCATACATCATTGCCCTCGCTGTACTTGAGGGTTACAAAAGTATTCGTGTCAACATTTAGCTCTCGTAGCCGATTTACAAAATCACTCATTTTTAACTCCCTTTTAAAGTGAAAAGTGAGACCCCTGTAACCCCGGGCCTCCCTGCGGAGGGGATAATTAAAGAGCGCCAAGCTCTGCGAAGGCGGCATCGACGGCGTTGACCTCGCTATCGTTGTTCTTGTTGCCATACTTCCTGGTCTCGCTAGAAACCGACTCTGGATCATCAACCTGCGAGTTAACAAAGTTATCAAGCATTGTCTGAACATCAGCAGTCGTCTTACGCTCAAACAGCCCACCAAAATCGGGGATGCTGTCAAGAAGCTCTGCGCACTTATCTGGAGTTAGATCTTCACAGAGAGCGGAGGAACGCCGACGCGGGACCAGCTTTGTCTGAGGGAACGACGCTCCAGGGGGCTTACCGTAAGTAAGAGTAAGGTCAGTGCCTGACTCGGTATCGGTAATATCTCCATACTCAGGGTTGAGTACAAGAGAAAGAAGATTCTCGTATGCGAGCTTTCCGTAACCCCAGACGCGAACTCCCGCATCCTCCTGACCACGGACCATAACCGGTGAGAAGAAACGCTGACGAACGAAGAGAGACTTGGCCATCTTCTTTGAGTGATCGTCGTTGTTATCTACACCCTCACGCCATAGCTGAGAAGCGAAATCACATACGGGGCAGTTATCGCCAAAGTTACGCTTTGGACAAAGGAAGCCGCCCTTTTCTACATTGTAGTGGAACCACATCTCCTTGAAGGGGTCGCCATCAGCAGTAGGCACGATACGAATATCCTGATCACCATCCTCGGGACGCCAGAAAACAGAGTTTCCACCCTTACCCTCACCTCGCAAGGCTGCGAGCTTCTCTCGCATTTTGTCTAGATTGATACCCATTTTTTATTTCCTTTCTTGGGTTAGAGTACGATCAGCTAATATCCTGATCGCCTAAAAGTTCTTCAACATACTGTACCATAGAAGAGTAACGAACGCAATAACAATATTTCTGCTCGTAACTCGTTCTGAACACACCATACGATACATTGGTTCCTGTGTCAAGGCGAGATTTAACAAAGTTGTTAATCTTTCTGAAGAGTGTGCCGTCGTTCTTCAAATCATCCTCGCCAATACCGTAATAGTACACTACGTCCTTGGTGTTTGTCAAGGGGTAAAACCATTTTTCTGTGTACTCAGTATAATCGTCGCCCTCTAATGATACTGCGCCAATGGTACAGATACGAGACAACTCTGACGGTGTAATAAAGTTGCCGATTACAGGCTCTGAGTGCTTGAATACGTTTGTCATATGAATGATATTTACAATCGCTTGGTTTAGAGTATCGTAATAACCAATAATAGACATATCGCCAATGCTTCGCTCAATGTGCGCGTTATTGACCATAATAATACGCTCTAACACGCCTGAACGAGCATACTCTTGAAGAACAGAAGAAACAATTCTTTCTTGCTTCTTTTGTATCTCAGACATAATCGTTAGATCGCTTTCAATGTAAAGAACTGTAATCTTATTGTTTTGAAGTTGCTCCAACAAACGTAAAGAGCCACCAGAGATCTTTCCTGCGCCAGCAATAACAACCAAAACTTCTTCGTTTTGAATATCTAACTTTAGGTCAGGAAACTTTGCGTCATACTCTTCGTGAGAGGAACATTCCTTAATTATATTACTTGCGTCGTCGTTTGTATCGATAGTAAAAGTTTCATATTGCGGGAACTTTGAAAAAGCCTTCGCAATGTTACAACCTGCTTTTCCCAATCCCACAACAATCATTCCTCAACCCACTCCAACATGTAACCCATGTCAAAGCCACCACACTCAATACGCTTAACAGTGACAGCCGTCATAACCTGAGCATCCGTGATGCCTTCTCTACTGAGAGTAAGGTGAAGGATTTCCACGATATCCGCAGCCTCTTCAGCACTGGGGTTTTCAACAAATTCCATTACTTCTTCTTGAAGCTTATTAAGCGCGGCGACTCTAAGATCCTCCCCATTAATAATAGTGGTTTGATGAGTTTTGCCGGCTTCTTCGATGATCTCTGGAATTCGATCTCGGACAAGCTTGTAATGTAATGTTTTCATAAATTTAATTTCTTCATTTCTCCAAGATTTCTGCCTGCCGAGACATTGACCTTGAAGTTACCATAGCGGGTTTTTTTGAACGTGTCAAGTATTTCTACAATCGTCTGTCGTTCGTCGTTTGCGAGATCGATGTATACAGCATCGTGAACAAGAAATGCGATATTGCTTTTCATCCCCTCCAAAAGCTTAAAAACCTTATATGCCTGTTCATGCACCATATCAATCGTGGTGCTCTGTACAATGTAGTTCAGAGCGTGATGCTCGTCTACATTATCCATTATTCTACCATAATCTGTCTTGATTTTGAAGCCATCCCAGAACTTATTTCGAACAAAATCTTTGTTGTAAAGCTGCTGTAACTGCTTGTTTTCGTTGGAAGAATACAACCAAGCAAAAGTCTTTGTCTTTGCGTCTTCACGGGTCAATTGATTGTTGAAAACGTTCTGAACATTCCAATCGTGGATGTCATTTTGTGGCTGATCTTGCTCGGATAGAGCCAGGAGTACTCTCAACTCTGCTGCATTGAAATCAAGCTCCAAAAGCCAATCATTGTTCGGTTTAATGCACCCTCGGAACTCCTTGCCCATCGTCAAAATCGGAAAAGACTTAGGCTTTGTCGAAAGTCGGCCAGTCACCGTCCCCCACGCATCATAATCACACACCCAACGCGACGTGCGAAGAGTGCGATGAAAGTTCTTGCCCTTCACAGAAGACAAAAGATGCTTGATAGGCTCAATATCGACGTTTAGATCCCTCGACTCAATGTCAGAGAGCATTTGAACCAGATTCATCATATGCTGATAATTCTCAGGACGATCAAAGGTCTCCAAAACATGCTTTGTGACCTCATTTTTCGCATTCATGTAACGATACAAAAAATACTCGGGCAACACGTCATAAAAGCAGTTATCGTCCAAAGAAAGGTCAGCGGTTTTGAAGGCTTTCAGACACGATCTAAGCGTCTTTTTGATTTCTTCCCAGTCAGCCTTCATATGCTCCGGACAAACGTCTGTAATCGTCGCTCCGTTGGCGTAGATGCGTGCTACTTCGTAATTACCCTCACCCATATGACTGGAATATTCCCAAGTGCCACCTTCTGATGGAAGATCCGTCGTAGAGTTTATCTGATTATCAGCGAAATAGCCAACACAATCGCGCTTGGCGTCTAGAACTTGAAAAAGCAAGTTACCTCCCTAGTAAAGCTGCTGTGTAATTGAGCCCACTGTCGTTATATTACCAGAGCGAACCTGATTGTCAAGGTTATTTAAAACATCCGGGTTTAAGAAAAGGTAATCAAGCTCGTAAATGTAGTCGCGATAAATTAAATTAATGTAGTTAGAGACATTTTGAAGACCTGTTAGACTTTGATTTGGTCTAATTCTGTAGATATTGGCCAACTCTGTTCTTAACTTCTGTGTTATTTGTACTGGCTCCTTTGCCTCTAGGGATCTCAATTCCAAATACAAGTCAGCCAGAACCTTGTCGGACAAAATCTTATTGATTTGAGTGTCTACTGGTAGAGGAACACGGTTTTTGTTTTCAACAGAAAACTTATCACAATTAGGTTTGTATAATTTTATTTGATATATTGGGTTGTTCTGAATAAAGTTATTGTAAGCATTAATTGAAAGTTGCTTGATGTTATCAATGTCGCTTAAATAAGTTTGATCATAATAAACTTGAAAGAAGTTATCTTTGGTTATTAACGAATTTGTATCAGTATCATAATACCCATCAAACAAAACTAAGCAAGCATCAGAAAACAAATCAACAGTTAGAACCCAAGGGATATTTTTATTGACAATAAAGCCAAACTTCTTTGCTGCTCTTATATAAAAGCCAAAGTTTGGGTCATTAATCCAATTTTCATATTTATAGTTATCGTCTTCCGGTGGACCGCTATCGATAGCAATTGACAATCCAGAGTTAAATGAATTTCCAACACCTGTCAGCAAATAATTTGTTTTTGTCACAGGTATGAAAGATGAAACGTTCTTTAAGTAAGCAAACCAAGTTTTTACGAATGTTTCAAAATTGATTATTTCATTTGATTGTTTTTCAGTTAACCCACTTACAAAGGAATTATAAAGTTGTTGAGTATATTCACTATAAATTCTTGTTGGGTCGTTATAGGCTTGGTATGCCTTCATATCAAAGATTTTTTCATTTGTATTCTGTGTTTTAAGAACCCCGAGAATTGTAGCGTTTCTCATATGAGACGCAAACTCTTCAAAAGCATCAACAACAAAATTAAGGGCCAAAAGGTTTGACCGACCCACTGTTCGTAGAGGCTTTAGATTTTCATACGACGGAGTAATTGTGTTCTGCCTTTGGTCTATGCGTCCATAGTATTGCTTGTCATACCAAGTGTCAAGGGGAATCTTAATATCCGTGGGATAGATAGCCTCTCTATACATTACTCTCTGGAAATAAAGCGCAAAAGAAGATAGACCGTTATTGCCGGAAGGATTCTGTAAGTCAAATGGTGTATAATCGAAAGTAGTCATAATAACAAATTTATCGTGGGAGTCCTTCTACAAGACCGTACGCGGCGATATCGGACTCGTCCCTGCCCGGGCCTGCTGCTATAGCTGCCCTCTCAATGGAGAGGGCAGCCCTCTCAACGGCAACAATCGCTTGTTGTTGTTTCGTTAGACGGCGGTCCACGTCCGGTGGAGGATCTTCAGCCTTAAAACTTTTCTCAAAGAAACTACCAACATCTCCTGTCGCAGGAAGAAGCTTGTTGTCCTTAAATTCGATACCCTCATGAAGCGCTGTTATCGAAACATCAAAAGAAGAAGGTGTAATAGTTGATTTAACCGAGGTAACCAAATAGTATCCGTGTAAACCTAGGTAATCTAAATATTCCTGACTTGCCCCCAGCAAAGAAGGATTAATGTAAATATACATACCGTTTTTATATAGAGTGTTGCCCACTAAATCAATGTTAGCGGAATAAAGTTCTCTTAGCTGTTCTGCTCCAAGGGCGCCTTCTTTTTGAATTCTCGATTCTCTCAAGTAAGCTTGATCTTGTCTAGAGAAGTTAATTGTTTTTACCAAACCACAAGCAGACCCCAAATAGTGATGGTATATGCCACGATTTGTGTCGAGATCGTATTCCCCAGATAATGCTTTAGGGCGGGAATCAGTTGAATAAAGCAATAGACCTAATTCTGTCTGCAAGGCATCCAGTTCGCAGGTAATTGCCGCTTGGGCGGCACCTAGTTTTTTAGCACTATAAACTCCATTAGAAGCAAATCTAGAACTTTTTGCTTGTTCTTTAGATAGTGTTAATGGCTGTGCGTCGAACCTTTGTTGGAAATTAAATTCCTTTCCAAAACACTTAGAAGAAAGCGCTTTTGTAATAAGTTCATTACAAACATCTTTAATAAAGTAAAGTAAGAAATAAGTGTTTTTTTCTTTTTTAACAACATTATTTTTAAACCAAAGCTGAAAAGCATCTAAGGAAATAGGAATATCTCCTATGTTCATGGTTCTATAAATTCCATTTAGTTGCGGATTGTCTGTTGGGTTATCTTTTGTCACGGCATCAAGATAAGTAATATCTCTTAAGTCATACCCACAGTTAACTAAATCTTCTAAGTTTTTAAGTTTAAAAGCTTGTAGCGGATCAATCATTTCTACGTCTGATATAAACATTTTAAAATTAAGAGGCTTTGCGCCAGCCTCGGCATTCTTCTCGTTATTAAATTTTATTTCTTCAATAACAGTATCGATTAGATCTCCCAAAAAGAAGAAAGGAATGTTGATTTTTTGCTGATCTGTCAATTGATCAAATGTTTTAACCGCAGTTTCTGAAGCAGTTTTTGCTGTTTCGTTACCGCCGGCATCCGGACTCTGCTCAATCGCCTTTAGAAGTACGTTATTAAACTCTGGGATGGTCTGAAATTGGAATGTTTCATCTGTTTCTCTTCTTTTGACTCTTCTTTGCCTGTCTTCCGGGGATAAATCCTTATATGGAGTTTGAGTTAATTCATTTGGATTTAGTGAAATACTATAGATTCTTGAATCTCCGGGGAGTGTCGGACCGGGAGTAGCTGAAGAGAATATTCTTTTTAGAAGCTTCTTGTACTTAACGTTTCTATCAATGTTTTTAAGTTCTTTGATTTCTTCTAGCAGTTCTTTTTTCTTTTTCTTATCGTCGGGATCAAGCTCCTTACCGGACTCATCAATATCATCAACAGCGTTTTCTAGATTGTCTATGTCTTGTTCAATTAGCTTTGAACTAACATCAAAAATGTCTGCCGTTTTTCCAGTCAGCAACCCAGCCAAACTTGCTTGATATTGCACAGTTAGTTCTAAAGTTCCATTTTGATTAAAATTAATCTGATGCTGGGTCATCTGTAAAAACAAAGAAATTCTAGAATCGTCAAATGCCTTTTCTAGAGCTTCGGCTTTTTCATCATTTTTTGTTAATTGCTTCAATGCCTCAAGGGGGGGGGTAGCCCAGCCAGCACAAATCTTGACCCTAAAGTTATGCCCTTGGTAATCTTGATGAAGCTTATTCCTTAAAAGATCATCAGAGCAAGGCTTTTCATCTGGTTTTTGTTTACGGCTTTTTTTGTCTTTTAATTTCTTTACTGCTGGAGAGTTAATAATTAAATCCAAAAAATTAGGCTCATCTTGTCCTGCAGATCGCGCACCGTTAAAAAAGTCGTTAACAGACTGAAAATACATTACTAACGTAGCCGAGATATTATTGTCTACTTCAGCCGGCTGGACACCGTCCAGCGCCCAAGAGAAAGATTTGATGCCTGCACCAGGGGCTCTACCAACATCACCATCTAATATGTTTTGGACATCATTTTGTGTTAAAAAGTTAGGAATTTTTAAATCTTTTTCAACAGAAACATCTCTATCGCCAACTTTTTTAGTTTTTATGTTACCAACATTATCATATTCTAATCGTGAGATTTTTAAGTAAGGAACTAATAAACCGTATACTTCAGGGCAAATATCTAAAAAGTGCTTAATGTAATCTTTGTTGCCATGTTGAATTGTGTTTATAACGCTACCCGGATCACCGTTGTTAGATACTTTAACAATATTTTTATAATTTGATGCAAACGCACCATTCTCTCTCTGATCAACAAGCTTTGAAATATTCTCTAGTAGAAAACACTGAAAATCAAACGGAGTGAGTTTAGGCGGCTGCGGGAATTGATCTCTAACAGATGCCGGCGCATCTGCTAAAGTAGCTATTGATACTTCAGGATCAACCGGGCGACCCTCGTCGTCTCGCCGATCGGCTGCATCACCAAAGAAAGCCAAAATGTCTTGTAGTTGATCATTTCTTAAATCAAGATCGGCATTGTCGCCGGCGGGCCTGACTCCATACAACTCTAGTTTTCTATGATTGTTATCATAAAAGTTATTTATCGCAGTGTCTAGTTGATCAAAACGAGCTGCTAAGGCTCCTTGTCCTTCGATTATTTCTTTAAAGATAGCGGCTAATTCTGTCTTGTCTCTTACATCGATGTAGGCATAAGATTTGCCAGTAAGGGTAGATTTGTACTCATCTAAATCTGGAATATTTCCTGTAGTTATGCTTTGCTTAAGTTCGTTTATCTTAATTTGATCTTGCTCTAGAATGCCTCTAGTCTTTTCTAAATCTCTTGAAACAAGGGTCCTCGCGGCGACGGACTCTAAAATGTTTGCTATCAAATTAGTTCGAACTAGTTCAAGCAAAGATATACCAGCGCTAGGGTCTGCGCCGAAGCGTGATCTATAAACCCCAAGATCAACAAAATATTGCATTACGCCCGGTAAAACAAAAATTGTATTCGTTTGATAAGCAGCGCCTTGAGGGGTTATAAATATCAGTTGTTGAACCGGGGCCCCATCGCGAAATTTGTTATTATTACTGTAACCAATACTGTAAGTTGATCTATTCCAAAGCTGCTTAAGTTTGTCTCCAACGGTTAATTCAAATTTAGGATCTAATCTAAATTCCTGAAGATACTCAGGATCTATACCTAGAATAAGCCCGATCTGCTTGTAAACAGTTTTGTTTTTAATAAATATGGAAGACTCCAAAAGCTGTAAAGCCTGATCGCGATCCGGAATTCCAATGCTTTGTTCAAACTCTGAATAATAATTTTCTTTAAAGTACGCCAACGCCTCTTTGAAAGATTGAATTTCTCTATAAGCCGCCAATAGACGAAAGACTTTTTCTTCAACTCTTTTATCAATGCCTGTAACAACAGCCATAACAATAACCTCTTACTTATCGTAATACCTTAAAATGTCCTGTAAAGGCAAAGGAATGTAAATTAAATCCCCAACGCTTAAATCAGCCTCTGTTGGCTTTTGATTAAACATAGCAATCACCCACCAGTATTGAGCAGAGTTATAATATTCAATCGCCAACTTAAAATAACGATCGCCTGTTCTCCAGATGTGGCGAACTTTTGTTAAGTTTTTTATTTCCTCAACAGAAGGATAAGACATTTGTGGAGTAGAATAATAACGAATAGAATTTACATTTCGTTCTTCTAAGGTTTTTTCATATAACTCGTTTGTATTCGTCAAGACCCTTCGTCTATCATATCTTGTAGGCATCGTCTATTACTCCTCCAAAGCTTCTGCTTCTAATGATTGGACAATAGACGTGGATTGATCGCCAAATACACCTATTGTAGTTACAGAAGTAGAATTTTTAACTATGTAAGCATTTGGGAATTTTTTGTTTAGTAAGGCATCCCCACCAAACTTTTTATCTTTACTCCAGCCATTTAAGTGAGTGTGTAGAACATTAAAAGTAAATGAAAGACTAAGTTTTTTTGGTATATAAGAATCTTCCCTAGTAACCGTGTTGTTAACGATGGGGCCCGTCCCACCGGGCGTGTAGTCAGCTACCATATTAGCTGGACCATATCCTTTAACTCTCACTGAGTCTTCTACATCGACCTCGCCGTAAAGTGTTCCAATACTAGCTTCGGATCCGGGAATGGTTACCTTTGTCGTATCGCCCTTGCGAATTATAAAACCCCCTTCACCGATATCAGGAGCATAGTTAACTGCACCCTGTATATAACCGTACAGGTACTCCTCTGCTGCTGCGTTACTTATTAAATTTGTCCACCTCAACCCTAACAGCGGAGCTGCTTTCAGTGTGTTTTGGGCCGCACGCGAGTCTCCTTCGTACATTGGGTAAAGAAACTCTATCAACTGATTTACATTTACAAGATTTTGTATGGCTTGCTGCATATTGTCTGATACTACATCAAACCCTAATGATATCGTTCTTTGAGTATTCTCAAACGCTGGAAGTGGATCCATTCGTCCGTACACAGTAGTTGAGGACCAATTGGAGTTGAAAGAGTCGCTAAACTGGGTAACCCAGCCTTCAAAACTCACCCTTTCAGATGTTGGTAGGTGCATAATATGGATCGTAAAAAATGGATCTTTTCTTAATGATGGTGCTTCTGGCATTTATATTCCTCTAGCCGTTTGTAAATGGGCTAAATGTATTTCTCCCGGCTGTACTATCTAGCGCTTTAACAACAATATTATCGATCTTTTCTTGGCCAACATAAACAGCGATCTGCTGTGTGCCAGAACCCATCTTATCTAGTTTAGTTATCAAAGTTTCTATGCTCTTTGTTAGCGCTTCAGTCTTTGGTGCAGTGTCCACCCTTGTTCCCATGGGCATTTCAACAAACTCTGGCCCTCTTTCGCCCACGAGCGCAACTGCAGTGCCTTGACCGCCTACAATACCGCCGTTTGCATATTTGCCAGCATATTCTTTAGGCACACCACCGCCCTCTTTTCCGCTGCCGAATCCGCCAACCCCAGCAGCTGCATTGACGCCGACTCCGAGAAGCCCACCCACCGCGCCGCCGGCAAGGGCGCCTATACCAGCAAACGCCAAAGCTTGTCCAGTAAAAGCATTTACCATTTGTGCTTGCGCTAGCGCCAAAGCAGGACCTACAACAGGAATTGCCGCTGTGGCTGCTTGGAGTGCTTTAGATAATCCGAGAGCCAAGCCGATCCCGGCGCCACCTAAAGCACCTATCAGGCCCATAAAGATTGGAATTCCGGCGCCGCTATTGATAAAATCACCCATGGCTTGGGCTGCAACACCAAGTTTGTCAATTAACGGAGTCAATCCATCGACTATTGGGCCAAGATTGACATAAAAGCCTTTCATCGCATTATTAAGTTTCTCTTGAATGGCCTGAGTAGCAGCTGCTTGTTCAGCTAATTCTTCTTGCTTGATTCTCTGAATCTCAAGTTCTTCGTTTGTGGCTCCAAGAAGCTTCTTTGTCTCAGTTGTTGACATGCCCAAGGCAGATGCGAAAGCTTCTAGTTCTGCACCAGACAGATCCTCAATAGAAACACCAGCTTGATCAAACCCTTCACGAAGCATCCTGATACCTTCGATTGGGTCTTCGTAAGCTGCGTTAAGCATGTCAATAGAATTCAAGAACGGACCACCCAAGATAGCATTCAGACGGCCAACTGATTGGGCGGCACTGTCGAATGTCTTGAATTTTTCTACAACGCCAATTAAACCGGAGAGTTCCATTCCTAGAGCCTTGGCTTGGACTGCTAACTCTTCGAATACTTCTTGCCCATCATCACCGAATCGTACAATAAAGTCTTTGTTTGCCTCAAAATCGGCACCAAGCTTGTTAATATCTATTCCTAACGAACGTGCTGTGGAAGCCAAATCAAGTAAAAGGTCTTGAGATTGGTCTACAGACATTCCCATTGCTTGAGTGGCAGTTTGCATGATGTTAGCTTGAGTGCCAAAATCAAAGCCCATTTGGTTTAGCAATGCCGTAGTCTTGGTAACCTCCTTTTGTGTATCTTGGTTGAGATACGTAAAGTCTGTAAACTGATTCTTAAGCGCTGTGACAGCTTGTGCTGTGCCCTCTAGCGTAACACCAGCAGCGAATGTATCGCGTTCTGTATCGCGAATAACATTATTGAATTCTGTTCCAGCGCCTGTTTGCTGTCTAAAGTTAGAAATAACTTTGTCTTGCTCTAGGGCGAATTGTATATTTACATCGACAAGCTTAAGTGCAACGCCTTTAAGCAGCTCGCCTGATTTAATTGATTCGAGAGCTGCGGTGGCATATCCCTTAAGACCGCTGGTTCCTCCGTCCAAAGCCTGGGCGAAGGTTTTCATTCCACCGGTAAGTCCTAAGTACGAATTAAGCTGTGATTTGTATATACCGGCGCCGGCTTTAAAATCATCTTGAACCTTTTTTTCACGTTCGGATACTTGCCCTTCAACCTCTGCAAGTTCTTTTAGTTTATTAATCTTCTTTTGAATTCTAACTCTATATTTTTGCTCTGCGCGGCTACCAGCCTCTGCTGCCTCAAGGTTCTTTTTAAGCGCCTCAAGGCGAAGCTCTTCAGAAGCTATTTCTTCTTTAATTGCTTCAGAATATAGCCCCTTCTGGGCCGTGGCGTCCGCGAGGGCTTTGGCCGACTGTAAATTTGCTTCGCGTATTCTTTCTGTAAGATTTGCTATCTCTCGTTTAAGCTGCGCTTCGCGTTTAAGTGCTTCCAACTCTTCTGGGGTAGGCATTTATAAACTCCTAGTTTTTAAACGGCCACCTTAAGCCAGTTTCTTTTTCAAACTTTTGAACAGCTTTTGATAGAGAAAACTTTGATTTCATTGTTTTCGGATCATTAAGTCCGTTTTTTATATATGAATCCATGTAACGCTTTTCACTACGGAGGGCTCGCATAAATGAATCAACTTGTGAAGTAGATCCCATGATCTGCAGTGGCACGTCGAAACCACCAAAATATAGATCCAACAACATTCTTTGCACCTGACCGGCAAACTTGCTATACACCACTTCATTTAGAGGTTGCTTGCCCAGGTTGTTTAAATTTAGTACATCTTTTACAATATCACTCATGCATATAGGTCCTTGTTTAAATATAAATAGTTTGCAAAAAGAAAGAATTTACTTTCTTCTTGCGTTCTTGGAAGACGCCTCAGAGTTTTCTCTTTGTCTCTTGAATTCTTCCGAGAGCCGCTCAAGGAACCAGCGGCGCAAAGGAATGGGAAGGTTATAAAGCTCGGTGAAGGACCACCCGCCGTGATGCTTAAGTAAAAAGAATTCTTCGTATACTGTTTCTTGATACTTAGGAGTCAGGCCAAAAAAAGGCTGCCGTCATCGGCATGCCCACTTTCTCCTCACTGCCACAATGCGGACAAACATAATCCATGTTCAAATCCAAATCAGGCTTTATCTTTTCGTATGTCTTGCGAAGAAGCTTGAGATCTGGAAGAGGCATTGCTTCAACAAACTTATGTAACATATCTTTATCTGTATGCTCATTAGCTTGTACAACAATTCCCTTGATCAAGCCAGTGATTGGGTTTTGAATCGTCTTATTGTTTTTCGAGATTATGCTGTTCGCAATTGACTTTTCATTCCTAGAAGTCAAAAGACGAACATATATGCGAACCTTAGATACAGGCAAATCAAAAGAGAATACACCTTCTCCTTCGTTCTCTACACCATCAGGAAGATCGATCTTCACTGGCTCAATATCATCTAGATTGAATACTTGATTTGATTTTTCGGTGCATGTACCGCAGGTAACTGTAACCTCGTAGTGAGGGCCGAATCCGGTAACTCTTGTTGCAATGAGGATTGCGCTCTTGTCTCCCAAAAGAAGATCATCAACTCTAATATCTTTATTTACAATCACCGACTCAAGCAAACGATCTATTGCGAGTTCGTTGCTCAGCAAAGCCTCGGAAGTCAGAATATCTTCCTCTTTTGCTGTCATGTGTTTGATTTCAATAACAGTCTGATTGTGAAGCGGGTGTCCTTCTGGGTAAAACAAACCTTTACTCGGCAACTCAACAAATTCTGTTGGATTGACGAAAGCAAAAAGGTCTGTTGCTTCTGATGTGGGGGGTGCTGGCGCGTCGGGTTGCGGTGCGCCAAGCCGCTCTAAGTTATTTCTGCGTGACAAAAATCACCTTCTTTCTATACTATAATGCTGTCACTGCTGCTACTGCTTCGCCTGATACATAATCGGCCCAATCATAGCGGAAATTAATTTCAATATTAAGGATATCATCACTTTCGTAACTTAAATCACCGAATGTAGCAGAAGTAATGAAAGCGTTGTTAAGTGTCCAAGTACCAATTAAACCACCTTGGCCATTCAACTCTTCAATAATAACATTACCTAACTGGTTAACAGCATCAAACTTGTTTATAGTGCCTGGATCCTGTGCTGGGTTGAAGAAAACATCTTCCTGCACATCAGGCTTAAGGTAACCGGAACCTACGAGAGCATCATAAAGAATCTTGTTTCCATCTGGATTAACCGCATTAACGATTGTGGCATTAACTGGCTCCCATGTAACGGTACCGGGGTAATAGTAAGTGTTTCCTAAAAACTTGTGTGGGGTGTCAGATACCGTGTAAGATGGCTTTTTAACCGCCTTGGCGAGGTACTGTTCGTATCTGAAAGCGTCATCGACAGAAGCCAAATTTGGCAACGTAAGTAAAAATCGATGTGCTCTTCTTGGTTCTGATAATGCTGATGTCCAAAATGGCATTTAATTAGTCTCCTGTAAGTCCTATTATTATATAGTGCGGGGAGCCGGAACTCCCCGCATTTTATTAATCGTCAAACGATGCACCTGTTCTTGTGATGTTGAAATCAATCGCAATGAACTCGATTGCTCTTGTTGGCTTCAAGAAGATCTTCGCATATAGAACGTTTCTATCTACAAGATCAGGAGTTGTGGTTGTGTCATCAAGAACAACTCTGTAATCGGAAAGACCAAAGTTTGTCTTAACGTCAGCCAAGAATGGGTTAACCTGTGCTGTGAATCGCTTCCAAGTCTGCCGAACGTTTGGATCGAAGAGCAAGCCAGCAGCGATCTGGGAGATGCGCTTCTTGACAAAGATCATTAGACGTCGGACGTTAATGCGATCCAAAGCAGAAGGCGTAACTTGTAGTGTCTTCTGACCGAAGATTACAACACCCTCAGCTGGGAACTTAGCGATTGGGTTAATGTTCGCCCCATAAAGATCGTCACGATCCTTGCGGCGTAGCTGGTGAGCTACATCAATAACTGGGATGCCGGCAGAGCCTTCTGTTAGTCCACCACGGTTGAAACCAGCTGGTGCGAACCAAACCTGTGTTCTACGCTGTGAGCTAGAGAATGTACCGATAGCTGCTACGGATGGCGGAAGCCATACAAAAGCACCGTTGATTGTGTCTCTTGCTCTAACCCATGGATAGTAAGCACAACCGTAAGAAGAGTTGAGGTTTCTATCGCGCAGACCATTAACCAATGTCGTAATGGTAGAAGGCGTGTTTAGACGATCAATCGAAGTGCTATCTTCTCTCGGCTGGAATGCCGATGGAAGGTCAATAACTGCGAGAGCATCTGCACGATCCTCACAAGTTCTTACCAAGTGAGTTGTGAGACCATCCTGAGTCTGACCTGGAATGGCAGCCAAATTCATTTCAACAACCTCTGGGTCTGCAACAGAATCGATTGCTCTTCTGATAGAGAAGAAAGAGTAGCTTGTTGTATCGGATGGAGCCCCAGGCATTGCTGCAGATGTGAAAGGATCCATTTCAGTAATGTTAAGACCGTCGAAACCACCGTAAAGCGGAACTGTGAAACGATCATAACCTGCGTCGAGTACACCAGAAATTGCTCCATTAACGAATGTCAATGAATTTGAAGTAGAGGAGCCTTCGGACCAAACACCAGAGCCTGAAATATCATCAAGTGTGAATGTTGGTGATAGCGAGGCGCTAAGAGCAGGGTCTGCTGTAAACTGCCCAACGACCCCGCCGCGAGGACGAAGAATATCGCCTACCGAGCGAGCGTACACTGTGCTTCCACCGTCGCGTGCAGTCTGCAAGCCGAAGTAAGCATCTGTTGGGTTTGCAAGGTTGCCCTGTGTAGCGTTAGCACGCAGTAGTGGGCGTGGGTAAGCAACAGAGGCAGTCAAGCCAGAACCAGAGATAATGAACGGAGAATTCAACTGGTAATCTGCAACCGAGCTGTACTCGCCATCTCTGATTGGGTTGACAATACTTCCAGTAATCCAATTACCTTCTGTAGTAGCGGAGCCGGAACCCAATGAAGCTTCATCTGTGTACTTTACGATGCCTTCGAAACCGAAAGGAAGAAGTGCTGCGTTTGTGAACCCAGCGTCTACATCGGAATTCATAACAATGTAAATGTAAGCAGAATTGTTTGGATAGTTACCATACTCTCTGTAAAGTCTGTCTGACTCTTCCCAAGACTCGTACTTATCACCAATCTTGCGCGCAACGTAGTTGAGGGAGTTAGGATTCAAATCACAGTTGTTGAACTGCTCAACAACACGAACAACGTTGTCGCTGTCGGAGATGTGTCGCACTACAACAGAGAAAGTACCATAATCCGAATCCTCGCTTGGAGAGCGCTTGATATCCTGAATGGAAATTTTGAGATTGCTGCTTGTCCAATCACCGGCTTCGCCTCTTGCAACAAACTTGAACAACTTCTTTGGAGTTTCAGATGGATCCAACTTTGAGGCAATAATGAATGGTGTTTCAGCTGGCTGCAGCTGATACTTGAAATCATCGCCGGTGACGGTGCCACCTTGGAGTCTGACCTTGACTACTGCCGCAGCCACACCGTTCGAAGGAGTAGAGATAATCTCATCAATGTGCTGGTCAAAGGTCTCACCAAGGAAGTAACTCTTTCTTTGCGAAGCATCGGTGATTCTAGTATTTGTTAGCTGTGGGTTTGTGTTAAATACTTTACGAATGTACTTCGAATCGCCTCTTGTAAAGTTGAATGTAATCTTTTCCTGTCCCGAGCCTGAAACGATCAATGCAGTGAACTCTTTGTTTGTTCCGCCAGTTGCGGATGTAAACAAAGCGTCGGACCCCGTAAGCGAATCAACACTACTAGAAAATGCTGTGTTGCCTGTGGTTCCAGCACCAGCTGATGAAGAAACAATGGAGCCGCTTAATTTTACATCTGTTCCAGCATCTGTGTAAAAAACAGCTGCCAAAGCACCAGAAACACTAAGGGCGCCGGGAGCGCTGGAGGAGTTTCTTGTAAAGAGGACCAATCCATAAGCTTCACCTCCCAATGTCCAGCCAGCTTCATCAAGACCGGACTGATCGTCAGTGACGTTGTCCGACTCAGCGCCAAGCAAACGAATGTAAGTTAAAGGAGAGCTATTTCGGAGATAAGCTTGTGCGGCATACATGCCATAAGTCGTAGCTGTCGTGTTGGCGCCCTGTCGCCACACATCACCACCGGTACTACCGGGGCTCGGGGTGCCGAAAACATTTACAAACTCTTCAAAAGAGTTAACTGTTGTTGGTCTTAAGGCAGGTCCCTTCTCGGCGCGACCAATGATAACTGGACCAATTCCGGCTGGGGAAGCAGGAAGTTGGGAGTTGTCAATTTCGTTGACGAAAACGCCTGGGGATACAAATCGGTAATTCTTAACTGACATTCGTTCGGTTCTCCTACATTGCGAAAATGTTCAAAGTAAATAGTGTTAAACAGTAGGAAGAGAATTATTCTCTGTAAAAACCATCTTTAATGCTTTGTGGGATATCTCCGACTATGGTTCTTTCTCTGCCGAGTTTGATATCAACAGCGTTTTCACGCTTTACAATCTTTGGTCTTTCTTGGTTTTCGCCCTCACCAATAAGGTAACCAAGAGTTTCAATATTGATATTGGTTTCGTAGTTTCTTTGCTCCATACCAAGATTGGCTTGATTGGAGTTATTGGAAAACCCGCCATCGATAAAGATTTCGTAATAGTGCCCCTCAGCCTCAATACGCTTTGGAGTTCTTGAGTTCCCAGGAATTGTAATGAACGGACGAATAAGCTCATTCATTTGCTGCTGATACTCTGTTCTAATGGTAATCTCATACATTACTTTAACCCAAGTAGGGATTGGGATAGTTATTGTTTCATACACTGTCTTTGCGGTTGACATGTTTCTTTTGTTTGTGTTTAGCATTTTGCTGGAAACATCTTTATTCGCACCGTATTTTCTATTTGCCTGTGCATTCTGAAACTCTGCTGTCTTCTTTTGATTTATTTGTCTCGCAACAGTAATAGTGCCACCCTTCTCGTCATTAACAGGGTATAGGTTCGCGAACACAGTGCCTCGATAGTTTTGTTCTTTAGTTACGTTAGATCTGTTAACTGTAATCAAAGGAAGGATTAGAGTTTCTTCTTTATCTCGCAGATCTTTGTTGTGTTTTATCTGAAAGGCTCGCTCGGCTGTAACCCACAGAACTGGAACTTTCTTAAAACCATTATTTGTTGTGGCAAAAAGGTTAAGTTCTTCATCAATAAAACGAAGCATAGCTTTATCTATCGTCTCTAAAGACGAAGGCATAAACTCTATCTCTTGAAGTTTAGCAGCAACTTCTTTGTCGCCAACATAATCAAAACGTTGCGATCTCTTATCTTTTATTTGTCTCTCAGTTCTTTTGCTGCGTGACATTTATTTATCCTACGTAAATGCCGGCTGGGATGTTCTCAAGAACCTTCCTACCAGAGTCTTGCATTGAAGAATCAACAGTAGCCAACTTATCATAAGTAGTTTCCTCAAGAATAGTTTTAAGTTCCTCTCTCAATTGATCCATCTCAGTTCTGGCTTGAGATAATAGATCCGATGCGTTAAGAGTTACAGACTCTCCAGGGATAGGAACAGAAGAGAACTTGCCTCTTACTTGTCCCAGAATCTCTTTTGTTAGTGCCAAAGCAAATCTACGAATCCATTGCTTACCTATGGCATTAATGTTTTCATATGGAATGTTCTCAAATGGAAGGGTATTCATGTTATTGACACCCTTAGCGCCGTTATCTACTCCGGGCTGGTTGTCCCAAGGATCATATTGGTTGTTAATTGTAAACTGAACCCAGAACTTTTCTGGCGAAGTTGAATCAGGTATTGGGAAAATCCTTAACTTGTTGTCGTGAATCTCATAAGAGTAGTGTGAGACTCTTGTCCAAAGCGCATCTTCATAAGCCATTGCTTGAAGTTTGTTCTGCCAAGTTGGGACAATCTCAAATGTAGAATCATCAGCATACTGGCCATAAGTTCTTAAGTTACCGACAACAGAGAAACCACCGTAGTAACCATAGAATCTCCACATTGCTCGTGGTGTCTTGAAGAATACTTTTCTAATGGTTACTCTTTTGTCTCCGACCTGTTGGTAGAAAGGAACAGACGAACTATTGGCAGAAGAAGCTGAAATGATTGTTTGTAAGTTATAATCTTGCTGACCTGTTACTCTATCAACTGATGCTGAATATATTGGCGTCGTGCCACCAAAACCTGCTTCGGTTGCGAGACCTTCTGAGATTCTACGAACATAACCATAATCAAATCTTGGATAACGCAAAGCAATGTTAGATCCTGATAAAGAACTGCCTGATACTATTTGTCCATCTGAATCGAAAGAGCCTGTGCTAGCACCAAGGTAGGAAGAAAGTGAGTTCTTTGTTTGGAATAGATTAACCAAATAAGAGTATTCTAAAACTGCTTCTTCATAAGCAGCGTATACATTTCCTTCTGCCAACTCAATATCTAAAACATCGCCACCCAACTTCTTGTAAGTATAAGCAACTTGGTCAGCTGCACCAGATAAAAACGCTGTTGAGCCTGCGTAGATGCCGAAAGGTAATGTTGTTGCGACACTGCCTGCTGCTCCCGTAACCGGAAGTATATTTGCATTTGAAGTTGATGCTGGGTTTAAATTTGGAATTGCCATAGAAGAATCCTCGTTTTGCTCTATTAATAAATAGAAAGCCCCACCTCAAAAGAGGCAGGGCTTTCATTATTTTGACCTTAAGTCAGGTAGTGTTAGCCTACGAGACCTCGGCAGACAACCAAGCCGTACATGTCTGGACGGACCATCTTCTTGGCGTAACGGGTCATGACACCCTTACGAGGTACGAAGTCCTCTACACCGAAGATTGTTGGTGTGGTCTGTAGTGGTACGTAAGGTGCGTACACATAACCGCTCTCAAGGAAGCTGGAGCCACGTCGACCAACGAGGATCAACTGACGTGGGAAGTATGGGTCAACCATAACATCAAACTTCTTGGAGAGGGAACCAACGCGAACAGCACCGATATCACCACGGTCAGCATCGGCTGTAACGTTTGCACGGAAGCCAGCTGTGAACTCAAGGATGTTGGCAACTTCTGGTCCGCAGACGACGAAGTTGGCAGCACCGCGAAGAGTCTTACGGTGGATCTGAGCGGAGACGTCGTTGATTGTCTCAACGAGTGTCTCGTACCACTCGGATACGTTACCAGTGAAGTCAGCTACACCAGAAGCCAAAACAGCACCTGTCTCTCGGTTTAGGAACTCACCTGGGTTACGGGACCAGTAACGAACACCAGCTGTAGCACCACGTACAAGATCCTCAAGGATCTCGCGATCGATCTCAAGAGCAATCTGCTCAGAGAGGATCTGTGTAAGCTCAACCTCGGCGTCAAGGTTGTGGTAAGCGTTGAGGTCTTGACCCAACTCTGGTGTCCACTTAGCCTTGAGCTTCTTGGTTACAGCTGTGACTGCTACGGAATCGACCTTGATGTCGATCTCTGGGATATCCTCAGAGCCCTCTAGACCCCAGTCAGCCTGACCAAGGACGGAACCGAGAGCACCACCGGGATCGAAGTTGTCTTCCATAGCGAATGTGATAGCAGTACCACCGCCAGAACCACTTGCGAGTGAAGCGGAAAGGGCGCCGGCTGATGCAGCTGCATCGTAAGAAACGAGTGTTAGCAAGATTGTATCACCATCATCAGCAACGATGTCATCAAAACGAGTTAGACGACGAACCAAGTTTTCATTAGCAGAACCTGTGTAAGTAATAGTAATGAAGTTGTTAGGGTTCAATTCAGAACCAGCGGCTGTATCAACAGCAGCCTTGCTGATTGTACCAACAGCGAATGAAGAGCCAGATGGAAGATCTGGATCGAACTCCAGCAAACGGTCAACGTTGTAGCCAGCGGTTGGGAATGAACCGTTGCCAACAACAGAACCTGTACCAACTATACCGAAAGCAACAATTGTAGGCTTTAGGCTTACGGAACCTGTTGGAGAGGAGTAGCCGTTGTTGAGTGCGTAAGGACCACGCTCGGCGTTGTCCTGCGCGAGGTCAACACCACCTGTGATCTCGGAACCAACTCGTCCACCACCGTAGAGTGATGTGTTTGTCTGGTAACCAAGACGTGGGTTATCAGCTGTCTGATCATCACCAATCTCCTGAGAGAAGGTGAAGTCAAGGAAGAAAATGAGACCTGATGGAAGGCTCATTGGCTGAACGCTTACGAGATCGTTAGCGATCAAGGAACCGAATACACGGCGTACAAGTGGGAATGCAACAGCGGCAAAGCCCTCTACGTCACCAGCAGCCATGCTGGAAGACTCACGGAGAAGCTCCTTTGCCTGATTCTCAAGCAAACGGGCCATACCGTTTCTCTGTGTATCATCAGAGATGCCCTCAAGAAGACCGGTCTGCTCCCACTTGTTGATAAGTGCGGCACCCTCGGCTGAGAGATCACGATTGACGATACCCTCTGTCAATCTTTGTACAATAGACATTTTTATATACCTCCTGAATGTTATTGTTTATTTATTCAAACCTGCTAAACGCAGCATACGACCCATTGCTGGATCCTTAGTTGCCTCGTTGTTTCTCTTAGAATTGATCAAAAGCGACGTAGGTCTTTGAACCGCTTCACGTAGTGTTTGTGGACGTTTTCTCTGATCAGGAGTGTTCCCCACTGCGTTTTGAATTGTTTCAAAAATCATACTTGCTTCTTCAACAGAATTGGCAGATTGAACAGCTTCGACAATTTGTGCTTTTTGTCGCTCATTCAAGGAGGCGCTATTCAAAGCCTTGTTTTGATAAACAAGCTTGGCGTTATCAAGATTCAACTTTGTAAGTTGATCCTTGGCTTCAACAATGAGAGCACGAAGCTCTCTGTTAGATTCTGTAAGTTCGGAGATCTTTGCTTCATGAAGTTCTACTGGCACAACATCTGGTGCGGTATCTTCTTCAATCTCCTCTTCCTCTTCTTCCTCAAGGTGTGCTTTCTTAGCAGCTGCAATAGCATCATTATTTGCTTGCATCACGCTATTGTAAGCACCACCGAGTGAAGAGAAACCTGCTGGTGATGTATCCATATCAACAACAAGCTCTTCTACTAGTTCTTTAATAAAGTCTTCGGACAAGTTGAGATCATCGTCTTCTTCTGGGGGCTCGACTGGCTCTGCACCTAGTTCAGCAGTATCTTCCTCGGCAGAAGCTTCAAGCTCTGGGGCCATCTCGCCACCAACCATATCGTCAGCCATCTTTAGAGCATCGTTAAGGTCTTCTTCCTCAACAACTTCATCTTCCTTTTCTAAACGAGCCTTGAGAGCATCAAAATCGATCTCAACGATCTCATCATCTTCTGGAGCGTCTAACTCTTCGTTCTGAAATGCGTAAGGAACTTCGTTTGTAAACTCGGATAGTGTATCGTCTTCGGCTGCGGGCTCTTCTTGTTCTAGCAAAGTATCTAAGGCTTTCTTAACTTCACCAGAATACTTTTCCAATACAACGTTTTCAGCATTCTTCAATGCTGCTTCCTTAAGGGCTTTGGCGTCCACGATCGCCTCTTCTAATAGTGAAGACATAAAAATTAACTCCAAACACGATAGCTCGTCAAAAATAAATAGTGTTTTATTTTTCTAAATGACGAAAACTGTTTTATTTAAGAAGCGTAAAGTTAAGGTACTCGTTTGTACAGTATGAAAAGTTTAATTATGGAGTAGCCGTGTACTCAAAGCCATTGAGAATAACTTTATAAAGCCTGTGAGTCTCCTCAGTTGCGGAGCCAGCATAAAATGATATTGCGATTCGGACGGCACCGCCGGCGGCGTCCCAGAGCTCGTCGGTGTCGGTCCAACTTGGCGTTGCGGCTGTGCCGCCTTCACGGAACGAAACTGTCTGGCTCACACGCTTAATACCAATCCATCTTGCTGTGGTTCTGGCTAAATTTGAAGTTCCGTTGTGTATAAGTGCGCGGGAGGCGAAGGCGCCCATTCCATAGTATTTGGCGTTCGCCGTGGACCATCTTCCGTACCTATGACCTAGCCAGTGCGCTTCATTAACCGCGTTGCCGCCGCCTGCCATTATAGCGATCTCTGTATATAAATTCGCAACACTTCCTGGGTTATCGGTGTATATGGCAAAATCAAAATCCCCCATAAGAAGATTGGGGTATTGAATTTTCCCATTAGTTAAAAATCCGTTCCCGTTGGTCGGCGCGAAGGTTCCACCGGTCCCCTGATCAAATTTAATATTGCATGTGGAGCCATCATCTGTTATGGCGTTAAAAACCCCATTTGGATCTTTAACTTCCCACCCACTTAACATCCCAGCATCTAATGTAGCACCATCTGCAATGCTAGATGGAGTTCCAGCTGAGGGGGACAAGGTCTGTGCAACAGTTGTGACATTGCTCCCGCCTGCCTGTAACTTCCATACACCATTTTCTAATACTAATGCCATTTTATAATCTCTTATGTTGCCGAAACAATTGCCCAGCCGAGATCATTTCTACGGGCCCCCGGCTGTCTAGGACGGATCGAGCGTGTAGAAGCGCAGTCGCTTCAGAATCGGCGCGGTCGACCACTTCCCCGCCACCGCGATGCACAACGTCCGCGAGCTGGCCGCGAACGCCTCCGGCGTGAACCAATCGGGGTCCTGTGCGCCCGTGGCGTTCAGCGACGGCGAAGGGCTGGCGTGAGTCGCGAGCGACGGCGCCGAGGGGGGGGTGCCGGTCCCGCCGAAAGCCTGCACGGCGACAGGCTCGATCAGCATGCCGATCCACGACGGCTGCATAAGCTCGGCGGCGGAGCCGAAATCGCCGGCGCTAGCCTGTGACCGAAAGCCGCGAACCCCCGCGCCGGACGCGGTCCCCACGAGCTGCGCGGAGCAGAACCGAGTCGCGGACGACCCCGAGCCGCCCGAGCCCGTACCCGTGTCGGCCGCGAGATCCAGTTGCCGTGTGATCGTAGTCCCGGGATCCAGCGCGGCGGCGAACTCAAGCGTGACCCACATGGGCTTGGTGAGGTACCACGCCCCGGCCGAGAACACCTCCGCGAGATCGACGTGAAGCCGACCCGTGTCGCGGTTGTCCGCCTCGTGCGTGGTACCGGTCTTGCTGTCCATCACCACGCCGGTCGTGCCGTTCGGCCCGATTGTGTCCATGCGCGCGGTGTTGATGACGGCGACGTCGATGCCGTCGACGGTCTGCTTCCCGTCAGACCACGATGCAGAGGCGAGCGCCGCGAAGTTGAGGTCTGCGAGGAGCAGCGAGCGTGCGGTATCTGCCTGTAATTGCCAGACACCATTTTCTAATACTAATCCCATTCTATAATCCTTTTATGTTGCCGAAACAATTGCCCAGCCGAGACCGTTTGTTGAAGACGAAATAGCCACCACAGTCATAGCTCCATAGTTTGTCGCTATCTTAGCAGCGGTACCGCCATCAATATTTTGTGAGCCAGATGGCTCAATAACAATATCGTTTGTACCAGCGTTTCCTCCGGAGTCTTTAATAATAAATGTAATACCATAATCATCTGAAGAATTTACGCCAGGAAGTGTGCCGGTAACAACTGAACTGTTGGTGTCAACAAGAAAAACTTGTGCATCGCGAATATTAAAGTTGCTTGTCTGTTCTCCAGAGACACCTTGATAGAAATTGGTCTTGTTTATCCTAAATTCATTTTCAAATACATCAAGACGATTAACTCCATCAAATACATAGCTTATTCCTTCGCCAATATTGATAGACCCATTGGTAGAAGATGTTACCATCACTCCAACAGATGCTGTAATTGTTGGAACTGCCAACACATCAGAAGTAAATGTGAATGGAGAGTAACTTGTGATTTGACCGTTAGTGGTTGATACCAATACTCTGTCTGCCGGCACACTAGACACAAAAGCGTCTTCTACGTACAAGCCTGATCCCGAGATGTTCCCTGAGCCCGAGATATCGCCCCCTACCGTAAGAGTATGGTCTGGGTTTGTGTTGTTGATACCAACTCTATTGGCCGAGGCTGAAACAAAGATTGTGCTGTCTTGGATTGCTTGGTCTGTTTCGTTCCCGACAAATATATATCCTTTATCCAAGTTTGGTGTTGCGTTTGTTCTGCCGGCGCCACCGACTTTGATTTGCGCATCGCCACCGCCGCCGTTGCGCATAACCTTACCCATGTTCTGTAGGAGATTACCCGAGCCAGTGGGGGCGACATTTGTTAGTTTACCCGCATTGCCGCCGGAACCGGTCTGAACATACAAAATATCACCAACCGCGAATGTTTGGTCATATAGGCTTGTTAAGTCCAGATTTTTGATAGACCCAAAAGTTACAATCTGAATATCATTGTTGTTCGCGGCAGTTTCTCCTGCTAGACCAAAAGCAGGCATCTTGCTAGCATCGTCACAGGCAGCCAAACCAACTGTTGGGGTCTGACCCGAAATACCGTTAATGTAAACTACCTGACCTCTAGTGATGCCGCCAACTTCATCTACTTGTGCCGGGAATCGAATGGCGCCTTGGAGGTCGCCGTAGAACTCATAATCTTCCTGAACGCGAACGTTACCAGTAACTAAAAGATCGTTCGAGCCCGTATTCCAAGTTAGATCAGCTGATCCACTTAGATCCCCAGATACAGGAGAGTCAAATCTAAACTGCAGAGAGAACTCTGGACCGTCAGCAACTTGAACTGCTGATGCTGTGACGCCAGTTAGGTTAGAGCCGTCGCCATAAAAGGCAGATGCTGATATGTTTGCGGATGCTGATAAGTTTCCTGCACCGTCTGTAGTTAATAACGCAGATCCGCTAAAAGATCCGCTGCTGTTAAACTGTATATCTCCATTTGCGCCTCCGGGGGTGCCACCGCTTCCCGGTCCAAATACCCATGACATATTTAAATCTCTCCTGCTTTCATAAATAGTTGGTCAAAGTCAAAAACTCAAAGCAAGTCTGTCTGGGCTTAGATGATTTATCTATCAACACTATCAATAACTCTAAAAGTTCCTTCTCGTGCTCTTACACATTCGGCGCTTATCTGAAACTTGTGTTCTACTTGACCAAAGTAATATCTTGTGTCGTTATACGTTTTTACAATCTCGTAAAACAAATCACCATACTGAACAAAATCACCAGCACGAACAAAAAGATCTTGATCTTCTGTTAGGCGGCGGCGATGAAAATTAACTGTTAGTTTAGATTGGTATTCGTATCCATACTTTTGGTTTGTTTGCTCATTCTCTACAACAACGTAAGCAAACACACGAACAGGCGGAAGCGTAACTTTGTCTATTGCTTCTCCATATGTTTTATTAAAATTAGAGTGCTCAATGCTTATAGGATAATAAGCAACTGTTTGTCCAACAACTCTTTCAGCTAACTCATCATTAACTTGTTTTACAAGGTCACGCTCTTTTTGGCCAAAGAACATTGGCGGGGGTGGCGCATCAGGTTGCGTCCATTTGTTCTTTGGATCAGACATGGGTTATTACCCCACAAGAGCTGCTAGAGAGCCAGACCAGTTAGAGCCAGAAGGAGAGACGGCAATATTGTCAATTTTTTCATTTTGAATATGCGTCAATCCAGCCATGACTGAAACAGCACCAGAGGCTCCTGATAAATGCAGTTGTGTAGCCTTAATGTCAAATTTTGGGGTTACCACGGCACCTTGAATTGTAAACTTGTTTGCATTTAGAACGCCGTTTAACGAGAAGCCCACATGGCATACAGCATTATCGGCAACACTAATAGAAATCCAACTTGTTACAGAAGGAAACGTAAGGGAAACATTACCACTTGACAAGTCGAGCGCCCCTGTGACATATGGAACTCCTGATACTTGAAATGAGGCTGCGTTCCCGAGCCCTGGTGTGTAATTATACGTTGACATTTATGATTCTCCGTTATTAAATAGTAAAGTAAAACAAGATTACCTAAACAAATTATCTTGTTCTTTTCGCATTTGTTTCTGCTGTTCGCGAATTGCTTTCTGTTTTTTCAATCTTTTTGTGATAGACGGCTTGATATAGTAATCAGTTTTTTCTCTATACTCTTGGACAATCTTTTGCTTTTTGCATTTGCGGTTAAAACGACGAATTAGTTTCTCATCTGACTCGCCGCGTCTCTTGACTACCTTAAGGTTAACAGCCATTTTGTTACTCTCTTTCTTTCATTTCGTTCATATGAGCGTTCCAGTTTCTGCCTACTGCTCCGAAGAGACTAGAGATATCTACGCCTGGATCACTTGGGCTTTGTCCGGACATTGGAGAAGCCTGTGCAGATGGAGACGCTTGTGCTGGTGCTGGAGTTGTTCCTTCAAACAAATCAACACCGTTGTAAGCTGAACCGCCAATAGCAGCCATAAGCTTTTTCTTATGCTCTTTTAGTTTACCGGACTGTTCTTTGTTGAAAGCATTTGCTTTCATTCTTTCCATAACAGGATCTACTTTTGGTTGTGGCGCCTTTGTCTCAACAATAGTTTGCGAAGACATGCCCTTGACAACCTCGGCAATAATGCCGGAAATCAAACCATCTTCAAGAAGTGACTCTTTAATACACTCTTGAACAATAGGTTTGATTAGTTTTTTGAATTCTGACTTTTTCATAGAACCTTCTTGCTGATACCGGCAATTTTTTGCCAACGTTCGAGAAGCGGTTCATTTTGTACCTCTTGTTTAACCAACGGACCTTGTTTACTAAGTTCTTTGTAAACCATATTGACGATTGCATTTTTGAGTTTTCTAAGCTGTTTGTTGTCAAGACCTGCTAAGAACTCTGGGCGACCCTGATCATTCCCAATAGAGAAAAGTCTGTGTAGATAGCGTGAGAGTGACATGGACCGACGTGAGCGGCCACCCTTCTTGATTGCAATTCTTGGATCTTTGTTCTTGTATCTTCTTCTTTTCGGTCTAGAGCCAGCTAGTTTAGCGCGACCGGTACCCTTCTGTACTATTGTTTCTCCTTCTCCAAGTCTCATAAAGTCTCTATCATCAATATCAAAGTAATCTGCGCCGCGCTCGCGAGCACTTTGCATCCAACTTTCAATTCTGCCTACCAAGTCTTCGACATCGGATTCATCCATATCCATTCCGTTGTCTTTAGTAAATTTGATAATAGCATTCTCAACATCCATGAGTGGGAATTCGTATGGCTTTTCAGGCTTCTCATATTTTACGGGTTCGGTGGGAGGCGAATCTGTAGGAGGTGGACCTGCCGCCCGAGATCGATCCCCTGCGCGTGGATCTGTAGGAGATGGATCTGTAGGAGGTGTCTCTGCGGGTGGTTCAACAACCTCAGTGTTTTCAAATGGCTGTAATTCCTTTGATAAATCTTTTAATAGTTGAGCACGGGAAGACTTTTGCCCTTTCATTCTGATTAGCTTGACTGCTGCGCCAGCAGTGGCAAGCCCGATACCAAGTGTGGTTGCGAGAGTGCTTGCGGCTGCAAGCTGCCCTGCTGCAACTGCCGCACCACCACCAGCACCGAGAGTGCCAAGATTTTTGGTTACTGATTGGACTATCTGCGATGTAGCTTTTGCGCCCTTGTCCAAGTAAAAATCTTTATTTGATGCAGGGAACATTTCTCCAAGAGTTTTAGCACCACTTTTTACTGCTTGGGCGTAAGCACCCTGATCAGCACCAAGCTGGAAAAATTGTGTAGGATTGTTTGGATCTATCCCCAAAGATTTAACAGCCTTGAAAAACACATTCGGGTCTGTGTTTGGACCAAAAGCGCCCGGATCGCCCGCTGTAAGCCTGCCAACCATTTGTACGAAGCCTTCGCCATCAGCAGGTCCAAATGTCTTTGTTATTTTTTTCATACCTGTGGTTATTTGTTCTGCATTTTTAAGTCCTCTAAGCTGTTTCAAGGCTGACAGAGCCTGCGGGGAAGCTGCAAATAAACCTGCCAATACAGCCGCTGCGCCGGTTAATCCAAGGATAGCGGGGAGTTTATTGCTCGCAAGACCATCAAGTGTCGCTGAGTCTACAGCATCACCCTTTACTCCGCGTTTAGTGAAAGTTTTTTGATTTGCAGCCTGCTCAAGCTCATCATCTACGGGGGCACCACCTTTACCAACTTCTTCTTCTATCTCCTTGCCTTCAGTGAAATGCTTGTAGACATCAGCCAATTGATAATCAAGCAAGTATTTGACGTATTCTCTTAAAGCCTCAACAACGCCATTGGCTGCATCGGCAGTCATTTCGCCTTTTTTTACTGCTTCGTCAATCGCATCGTATGAAGCAGCAATTTCATAAAGTGCATTCAAAAACTCTGGCTTGTCCTTCATGTTAGGAAATTCTTTGTATTTTTCTTCAATATTTTTTCTTAAATCTTTGATAACAGAACTGCCTGCTTTTTCAATTGCAGCCTCTAGCTTATCAACGGCTTTAATATGGCGCATTTTTCTGTCACCAAATATCTTACCGCCCTTTTCCAAAGAGCCAAGCTTGCCAACATAGTATTTAATACTGTCCCAGATGCCTTCTTCTAGAGTGGAAACATCAAAATCTTCACCGCGCTCTAGCTTTGCATATTCTTCAGCAATCATAGAGAGATAATCTTTTCTCTCAGAAGCAAGTTTCTTGTGCTCAACCACGATCTTTCTATTGAGCTTCATAACTAATAATTCTTCTTTAATGATTTCTTTTAATCTTCCTTCTGAAATTTTCATTTTTTAATCTCCAATAATTTCATTCATAAGATTTATAATCTTATTATTTTTTTCAATTTGCTCATTTACGAGTTTCCCCTCGGACAGAGCCATAAAAGCATTTGGTGTTGATGGCTCTGATACAATGTCAAAACAAATCAACTGAAAGTCATCTTCTACGATGGTCTTACCCATTCTCTCGCTTACAGATCCCATACCACGAGATGAGATACCAATCTTGACACCCGAATCCACAAGGGCACGTAGAATCTGACCGGATGGAGTGTCGAGAACTTTACACTTACCCATTACGGCTGGCCCGTCCATCCAAACCTCCGTAATCATATGGGACACGTTGGCTAAATTAATAATAGAAGAATCCGGATGATCCAACTCGCCAAGAGCACGGCGGTCCTCAACTACCTTTGCGTATCGCTTAACTTCTCTTTCCAATATACGGCGAGGATATACACGTCCGTTTCCGTTCTGAACCTCTGCTTCTTGTAGCTTGCCTGTTAGCATCATTCCGCCGTCGCGAACAAACTGCTTTTCAGATTCGGTTAGAAGGTCTTGGCAGACACCACCTTCGCATAGTTCATAAAATTCTCGTAGTAGTTTAGCCATTGTTATTCTCTCAAAAAAGATTTAACGTGGGGGCTTTCACCCCCACGTAAATTCAGCTACCGGAGCAGCAGCGGCGTACAGGCTGGATTTGCCACTTTTTCATGATTCACCTCCTTTATGGACCAATTTGATCCCGAAATCATTTACCACCATACTCAGCAAGTATGATGTTCCAGCGCTAATACACCCGCAAATAAAAGCATTTACAAGTGTACGATCAAAATTAAATAGTTCTGTATATGGACTTATGCCCCAGAGAAATACTCCAACCCAAAATCCCATACACAAACAGCAGTGAAATAAACGACCAAAGCCACCCCAAGCAGAGCAGGCTGGTCGTATTTTATTGAAGATATGTCCGTGAACAATAATGAAGGTCATGCCGTAAGCGGCAAGAATAAAATGTAATAGTTCCAATCTAATACCTGTTCCTTAGTGGGTAATAGTAGTAGCCCGGGCGCATAGAGCCCTTCTCGGCATACTGTGGCACTTCGCCGTATTCGGTGGAGTCGCGATCGGATGGGCGTGTGTACATATCCTCCAACTCCTTCTCGTATTCGTCGGCAATTCTTTCGTGTTCTGCTTCATACTCAATAAACTCTGCGATTACAAACGTTGCAGCCTGTAGGGCGTTGATGTCGTCATTCTCAAACAACTTGCCTTCTAGGGAACGGAAGACATTTCCACCCTGGATAGAAGATCTATCAACAATGCCCTTATCAGCCAGAAGCTCTAGTAGTCGATCTTGATAATCATACACGTCCTCAGAGATAGTGGTCTTAGGCATTGTAGTGACTTTCATTTGCTTTGGCATCACGGCGATATCAATCTTGTTATGGTCCATAATAAGAAGCGAACCGTCAAGAGCCCTGCGGGCTTTGAGTTCTACTGTAGCCTGTGGTCCACCGACTTTGATCTTAATCATTTTGAGTTAGTTCCTGAACAAGTTCTTGTGTTTTGAGAACCTTGTTTAGATCGTCATCTGTAAACTCGCGCTTACGAAATTCCTCAAGATACTCGGACACTTCGTTTAGTTTTTGCGAAATGAGAGGTTCGACAGTATTTTGACTCGCGTCACTAATTAAGCTCTTAAGCCTTTCCAATTCTTCGTTCAAGTAAATACGAAGTTCGAACCCGTCATCTGCAAAACTTGTGATGTACCGATTAAGAAGATCTTTCTGCTCTTTAAGAAGGGTGGTGTACTTCTCGTTAAACTTCTTAATAAAAGAGTTGTAAGTTAGGTTGTCCAAAGACTTCATTTTGTTAGACTCGGTAAGAGGTTGTTCAGCGCTCATTGAATCTACGATCGCCTGCTCAAAAAGAACTTTACTTTTTACAGGTGTCTTTGTGTTGAAGATAGCATTTACGGAAGCAAGAGACTTAAAGTTTGGAACAAAGTTAGACCATACATCCTGTCCTAGCTGCTTGTTGATAGCAGCAATTATACGAGACTGTGCGTCAAAAACCTCGGAGGAATCCAACTTTGAATAAGCAAACTTTGTTTCTTGAAGCATTCTTTCGGCAAGATTGGGTTGAATATTTTTTGTCTCAAGCAAAGTCTTGTAAAGAGAAAGTTCTTTTGCTAATGTTGAGTCGCCACCAAATCCTTCTTTGATGATCGCAAGAACAGTTTCTTTTCTACTACTATCCTTATCAACGATTGCCTTTGTTAGTTCTCTTGTAAGCGTTTCATAAATAAAGGCTGTATTTCTTTTTTTATTATGCTTCATTTTTCTCTTCCTCTTTGCTCTCCATTTGTTCTACTAACATACGAACTTTATTGGTGTTCTCAAAAAGTGTGTGCTCATCTTTAGTATAAGTAGGCTTGAGATTCTCTTCTAGACCAACTAGTGCTCTCATATCAGGAACTCCTACTTTACCGGGATGCACGGTTCTAGAAGTTGTTCCCATCTCTGGTCCGCGAACCATTCGCTTGATTTCGCGCTTCATCGGACCTTGCGAGTGTCTTGTTGAAGAGCCTTTTCTTTTATCGACAGCAACGGGCTTGTAAGCCGCTCCCTCGTGTTTTGTAGGATTGTCTTCCCGTCTACCTGGGGTTGCCAATAAAACGTCATCCCCGCCGCCTTCAGGCGCCTCTCCACCTTCATCGCCACCGAGATCCAGATCACCGCCAAGGTCGCCACCCAAGTCTCCACCAAGGTCGCCGCCTAAATCACCACCGAGGTCTCCTCCGAGACCACCGCCTTCGGCGCCGCCAAGCTCAGCGCCTTCGTCAACAATCGATTCAAGAGCCTGCTGATATTTACGATCATAGAAAGTTTCGCGCTGGTTGCGAAGGAACTCGGAATCGGACATTCCAAGAATGTTGGCTGCAACCCAACGCTTTGAGAATGTGCCTTCTGGAACTGATGTGGCGGTCTCGAACTTTGTCTTCATGTATTCAAGCTGCTGTAGCTCGGCAAGACGCGAGGGGTTGTTCAAAGTAATCTTAAATCCTAAAAGGTCTTGACCTCTAAAGCCTAGTGTGTAAAGATGCACTATCGCCATCTTCTCCAACTCGGAAACCAACGATCTTTGAAGTCTATGAATAGTTCTTGCGAAACGGATATCCTTCTGTGCTAGGGTAGTTTTATCTTCTGTACCGCCTTCAAGGTTGGTTAGATAAGACTGTGGAATCTTAATTGCTGCGAACAACTTATCACGAAGATACTTAACATCCTCAATGTCGTCCAAAGACTTGGCGCCAGGGAGCGATGTAATCTCCGACCCAACGCCACCACGCATCGGAATAAAGTAATCTTCTTCAAGTGATAGCGGGTTGTAGCGAAGATCCACACGACCAGTTGAAGCATTTACAAGAGAGTTACGCTTCATTTCCGACTTGACTTTTTCCATATACTGTGGAATGTCTTGTGGTGGAATGTTGCCTACGTCAATCTTGAATACTCGGCGTTCTGGCGCACGAACAACGCGATAAGCAATCATCGCATCTTCTAGAAGTGTAAGTTGTCGCCAAATACGTCGGGCAGGATCCAAAACAGATGTGCCGTATGGCGAGTAACGATCGTTGCCCAAAATGCGGAAGTGCGCAACCTGCCAGTTCTCAAAGGTCATACCGGCACCATTCCACTGATACTGAACGTAGTTAGGGTTTGTTTGGTCCTGACCTTCAAGACGCTCTACTTCGTTGTTCGGCATACCAATAAGGGATGTGATGCCTAACTTCTCGTCAATGTCCATATAAAGGAAAAAGTCACCGTACTTACACATAGAGCGTGCCCAACCAAAGCAGTTGAACTCAATGTTTAGAACATCGTAGAATAGAGACTCAAGGATAGTTTTGATTTCGTGGTTAAGACAATCAATGTTTAGAAGACGATCATACTCGTTTGATGTCGTCATCTCGTCAGCGTAGATATCAAGAGCAGTAGCAATCTCAGGCATGTATTCCATTTGCTCAAAGTCAATGTAACGCTCTGCTCTGTTTTGGTTACGGAATGCTGCTGATGTAAAAAGGTTGTAGTTCTGAGACATGTTAGAATCGTGTCTCTTAAACTCCTGACCAGACATAGAACGGAAACGATAACGATATTTATCTAGATCTGCTCTTCTTTCTTGTCTACCAACTTGTGTGCGGTAGTTAACGACCGGGCCAGATAGAAGTCTGGTTAGTCTTTTGAATAACGGCGATGCCGGATTTCTTGGGTTGTTCTCTTTCTTAGCCATTTTCTATCCTAGCCTTTTAGTAATCCTATATATTGGTATTGAAGCTTTTTCGCCTTTTCAATACGCTCGGTTTCTTTCGTCATCTTATGTCCCTGCATACCAGGGATTGTTGTAGAAATAGATGTTTTTGCCGTGCTGATAGCAGACAAGAAAGATTTGCTGTACTCTACGTTCTTTTGACTTTCTATAATCACGGTATCTCTCACCCAGCATCCAATAGCGAACGACATTGTTAGATCGTCGTTGTAGCTTCTCATCGCCTGCGGTCTTCCGTGATGCCAAATAAATGTTTTCATTTCGGAAAGCAAACGATTTGAGTTAATCGTAATTAGTTTATTTCTCATAAACTCTTCCATTTTCGCAACGATCAAAGGTCTTGTTTTGGAAGAAGTTGTAAAACCGGGTATTACGTTTGATTGCCATTGTGCGGTTAGGGGATCAACATATTGGTGATCTCCCTTTGTTGTGTAGTAGAGATTAGGATACCCTTTATCAATCAACTTTTTAAGAACAGCAAAGCCAATATTATTGTTTTCTATCACCAACATAGGGTTGCCGTATTCAGCTGCTACATTAGAAAGAATGTCTGCGAAGTCGTCTGGTGTTGGCTTACCCACATATTCAGCGACTTGTTCAAGGTTTGCAAGTTCTATAATATGAAAAGCGCTGTTATCTTTACCGTCGCCACGAGCAACGTCGGCAACAATCAAATAATGATTCTCTGGATTATATTGTTTCCAAATCCAGTAGTTTCTATCAAAGCCAGTGCGATACTCTGGTGCGCAAGCTTTTTCCAAATACCATTGTAGATCATCCGGGTGGATAACAGTTTCGCCAGATACGTTGAAGTTACACTCCAACTCCTGAGCGATCTGGCGCTTAGACATATTTCTGGTTTCTTTCTCAAACCATTTCTTGTCTCGCTCAGGGTGAACGTCCCAC